TTCCTGATTACAATTGGGGTTATATCCCAGGTATGAGAGATCCTTTCTCTCCTGCTGGTAAAGGTCAACCAAAACACATTTCATCTCCTATTGATGGGTACGAAGTACACTTACAAAAATGGGGTGGTATGATGATTGAAGATCCAACAAAAGTAATCGACTTACGTTTAAGCGTAGCTAGATAATAATACAAACCCCTCCAGTTTCAGCAAAAAGCTGGAGGGTGTTTTTAATTTTAATATTAATTGGGAGAAATAATAAATACAATGGAGAAACAAGAAAGTACAGCAACCACAGAAGAAGTGGTAAAAAAGGAAGAAAGAATCATTTGGGGTTCTTATTTAAGAGATGAAGTAGTTGCAGTTAAACCTGTACCGTCATCTGGAAAATGGTCTAACTTATTAGTAGCAGGACAGGATAAAAAAACAGATCCTTTCATCTACAATAAAGTTAAAAGAAGTTACCAAGTACCTTTGAAAAATTATAGAGAAGGTGGTGGAGTAACTCCAATATTAGATGACCAAAATAGATTGCATGTTAAGAAATATGCAAATACATTCCCTGAAGGAATGACACAAAAAGAGTTCTTTGAAAAAGAATTAGGAGTTGATTTGAATACTACTTTATCACCAGAAGAAAACTTTTGGAGAACTGATAAAAGAGGTAGAGTTACAATCACTAGAAAAGGATTACAGTTGAATTTGAGTCAACCTTTAGATATGTTGAAATACTTAATTTTATTATCTAATAAAATGTTAGTAGCTCCATCATTCGAAGATGCTCGTAAAAAAGCAACGTATGAATTTATGTTAGTGGATGAAAACAAATTGACATCTAAAAAAGTAGAAGAAGGTAAACGTAAAGCAAATGCTTATACGGAGTTTGCAAGACTTACTTCATCTGAAGATAAAATGATTGGATTCATTAAATCATTAGGTCGAGTTCTTCCTGCTAACTATACTACTGATTGGTTGGAGAATGAGATTCTTACAGTATTAGAAAATAGTACAGAGAATTTCTTATCTATAGTAAATGATCCTCATTATGATTCTAAAATATTTATCCAAAAAGCAATTGATGCTGGAGCGATAATTAAAAAAGGAGATAAGAGATATACTTTAGATAACGGTGTAGAATTAGGAGATATGTATGATACAATCAACTATGTTAACGCTGCTGAAAATCAAGAAGTGAAATTTAGAATTAAAGGTAAGATTCAACTTGCTGGTAAGAAATAATTATTAAAAGACTTATACAATGGATTCAAATACAATGGCAAATGAGTTAGAATTAAGACTAGACAGAAGTGATAGTTTTGGTTCTCCTGGTTACGAAGATTTCGAATTATCGTCTGTATTAACAGAGGCTCAAGAGTTGTATGTAAAGAAATTTATAAGTGAAGTTAATAATAGAAAACTAGAAGGTTTCGAAGAAACAGAAATAAGAAGTCAAGGGTTAAGTGCCTTAATAAAACGAGGCACTTCCCTTACTGCTTCTGCTAGTCAAGCAGATGTAATAACTAATGGAAAGTTCTTTGATTTACCAACAGACTTCATGTATGCTATTTACGAAGAAGCTGTTATTGATAAACTATTATGTAATACTTCAAATACTTATATTAAAGTAAGTGTGCGACCAATATCACATGATGAAATATCAAGACTTAGAAATAATAAGTATAAAAAGCCATATTATAAAACGTATGGTAGAGGAAGAGTTTGGAGATTAGTATATTCAAGATTTACGGATGGTATTAATCCTGCTACTCCAGCAACTAGCAAAAGACATCAGTTGATAACAGATGGTACTTTTAATGTTACAGCATATTCAATGAGTTATTTGAAGAATCCTAATAACATAGTAGTTGACAGAGCAACACCTGCTAATAGACGAAATTGCATATTAGATGATTCTACTCATAATACAATAGTTGACATCGCTGTTGACTTGATGATGAATAGAGTAAAAGAACAGAAACTTCAGAATATCGAAGGATTAAAAGATTTAGAGTAAAAGAATTTCTACATTTGTAGAATACAATTAAATAAGTAATAACAGTTAAATTAAACAAAAATGAGTTTAAGACAAAACAGAAACATTACCACTTCATTAGTTGGTAAAGCATCAGTTCTAACATCAGCATTACCTGCTGTAGGAGCTACAGTAACACCTGCAAATCTTCCATTAGGAGGTCTTGTATTAGTAGGACTTGATAACAAAAGAATTTCTTCTTTAACAACAGATCAAGATTTTAGAATTGCACAAGGACAAGGTTCTGATAAACCATTGTTACTTACACCAGTGTTGAACCAAGCTAGAATTAGCAAGTCTGTAGGTGCTCACAGAGCAGCAAGACAACAAATCACTATGATTGGTTACAATCCTGCTACAGCAACAGGTTCATTACCTACTGCAAATGATACATCATACTTTATTAAAATTCGTAAGAATGATAATGATTCTGCTAACAACAGTCAACCTAATAGTATGTTTGCACAGTTCAAAACTGATGCTACAGGTACTCAAAGAGAATTGGCTTTTGGATTAGCTATCAATGGTGTTAAAAACTTCAAAGATGAACCAGCTAACGGTTATTTAAGATTTGAAGTAACTTCTGATGGTACTGCGGCTGTAGTAGCAGATGGTACACAAACACAAGATGCTGTTGTAGTAAAAGGATCAAGAGTGATTACATTAGTAGATACAGGTACAACTACAGCTGGTAACACAGCAGGTATTGCTGCTTCTATTCCTGTAGGTACATTGTTATTCTTAGCAGGTGCTACTTATGAAGTAATTTCATTAAGTGCTAACACAGTTACTTTAAACATGGCTTATGTAGGAGAGAATGCTACTTTAACAGGTAACACTACTTATGCATCAGGATTTGGTAAATTATCAGCAGTAACTAATTACGGTATTCGTTTAAGAGGAGTAGCTTCTCCATTCGATGTTAATCGTTTCCGTAACTATTACACTCACAGATTTACAGCTACTTTCTCTGATCCTACTGTAGCAATCACTCATGTTCAAGGAGCATTTGATGGTGTTGGAGTATGGCAAAAAGTTGCTATGGATGAATACATGACTTACGGATTCGAAGGACAAAACGAAATGTTAAATGTTCCTCCTACCGCACGTTACTCATTTGTTCAATCTGCTGCAACAGACGGTGCTACAGACACTAACAAATATTCTGCTTACCAAATTGAATTTAGTGAACCAATCGGTCACTTAGTTTCAACAGGAGCAGGAAAAGGTTCAGTAATTGTTTACTTGAATTTAGATCAAACAGCTCCAGGTGAAATCCCTGCATTAGCTGCTGAAGCTGCTTTAGTTACTGCATTAGGTGGTACTGTTGCTGACTTCAATGAGATAGTATAAGAATCTCCCAAGTATATCAGTAGCTCATCACTAATTTTGCTGTCGGTGGTGAGCTATTGTTTTTTTAATTATATTTGTAAAAAGAGATAAATCATGGCAATATTAGTTCCTAAAATAGGGTTGAGTATTAAAAATACTTGTACTGCTATAGATGTCTGGGAAAAAACAGATGTTTATTCAGCAGGAAATTTAACAGGGTGGGGAACACCTAATATAGATACTACCGACATAGTAAGTGCTGATGTCAAAATCTATGACCATACAGGAACTACATTATTACAAACGATAATTATGTATAACGGTACTATAGATGTATATTCTACAGCTACAGGTGCTCCTACTCCTAATTCATTCAAAGCATATTCTGATACAACATGGAATCAACCTGATGGTGTGTACAAAGTAATTTATACTGTTAATATAACAGGAGATGTAAATTATGTAAGTACAGATCAATGGTGTGTATTTACTTGTAATTTATGCAACTGTATGGAATCTTTATTATTAAAAATGTCAGAATTATGTCCTGGTGACAAACTTGATAAATATAAAGAAATCTACGACAGATTAGAAGTATTTAAGTATGCTATAGAAGCTGCTCATGTTAGTTGTGATTTTGTAAAAGCTACAGAATTAATAGCAGAAGCTAATTCAATATGTACTACATTCTCTGATTGTGGGTGTGGATGTTCTGATTGTTAATTAAATAAAATAAAATATTATGTGTACAGATAATTGTGGAGGTGTAACAGTATTCAAAGGAGAAAATGGTGTAGGTATTGTATCTACTGTTGATAATAATGATGGTACGTTTACTATAACATACACAGATGGTACAACATTTACTACTTCTGATTTAACAGGACCAACAGGTGCTACTGGTGCAACAGGTCCAGCAGGAAGCATTCCTGGAGGAGGCACAAATAATTATGTCGCTAGATGGACTCCTGACGGAGCTACATTAGGTGATTCTGTTATACAAGATGATGGTACAAGAATAGGGGTTGGTGTAGCTCCTGCTTCTACTGGTGGTACTTACAAAGCATATCTAAGAACAACTAATGATGCTGTAGGTCTTACAGCAGAACAAAAAACAGTGGCTGGATCGAACGTTAAAGTGGCTGTTCAAGGTATTACTAATGGTACAGGTGGAGCTGGTGAAAACGTTGGTGTTGGCGCATTAGGTAGTGGATCTACTACTCAAAATACAGGTATTATATCAGGTGCTACAAGTACAGGTTCTGCTTCTTCATTAGGGGGATCATTTTATGCATCAGGAGGTGTTACAAATCATGCTATTCAATTAGTTGATGGAACAGAAACAGTAGGTGGAGGTAAATTCCTACAAGACACAGGAAATGGAAAAGCTAACTGGGCTACATTACCTACATCAGGTACAGTGTGGAATACTGTTACAGGTGTTAATCCTATTGTAAGTATAATTCCTAATAATGGTTACTTATTAAAAAATACAAGTGGTACAGTAACTATATTAAATCTACCTACAACAGGAGTATCTATAGGTGATGAAATAAGAGTAATGGCTCCTAATTTACCTACATCCTTATCTAATTGGGAAATAAGAGGAGGTAGTGCAGATGATAGAATTTATTACAGTTTCTACAATGATATGGCTGATACTGAACAAAATGGAATACTAACACCAGGAGTATCTTTTTTATTATTAAGATTTGATAGTGTATTTGTTCCTGGAAATGATTATACATATTATAAAAACCAAAATCTTACACTTACATGTATAGATATTTTAGGTACAGGTTATGCATGGAATATAGAAATTAAAAATAATAAGAAAATAGGATAATGAATAATTGTACAATATACCAAGTAACAGATCCTGATAACATTCCTGCTGACTTATGTTTTAAGACAGTAGTTTGGAAGTTACAAAAAAAGTATGGTACTCTTACATATAATTATATGAAAGCATTACAGTATGGTACTATTTGCAAAGGACAGTATGAAAACTTATTATCATTCAAAAAATTATTATTACTTTTGAATAGGTATGATATTAGAGATATTCCTAATGATACAATGATGTATAACGTAATACCTTATTCATCTATTAAGAAAGTTATAACAATATTAAATAATAAATACTAATGAATATTAATAAGAAACTAAATGCTCAAGCAGTTAGAGAAACAGGAGCTAGTATAGAAGTTTTCAAAAGTAAAAACGATAACGAACTATACTATAAAAATACAGATAATCAATTAGTCAATGTAATGACTGATAAGATTAAAGCATTTACTTCTTATTCCGATCTTCCTGTTGAAGGAGTATCTAATACTTTTTATATAATAGGTGAAGATATTTATATGTGGAATGGTACAAGTTATTTTTCAATAACTACAGTTCCTGTTACTCCTTCAGAAATAGTAGAATTTGATACAGAAAATCCTAATTTAGGAGGAACTGTATTTACTCCTGATGAACAACAAGCATCTAACACTTTATATGTTTCAACAGATGTAGACACTATAGGGCAGACTTGGATATGGAACAGCGATACAAATTTATATGAAACGTATGAGGCTGATATTCCTAACAATACTCCTTTTAATTTATATCAAACAAATATAGATGCTGGAGGAAATAAAACAGCTTTTATACAGCGTAATGGTCCTATATTTATTAATTCAGCTCACTCTAATGGTAGTAGATATGCTGGATATATTTATAGTCGTACATATAGTGGCATAGGTAACGGTCTTTTGGTTAGAAAAGATTTAAGAACTACATCTGGTAATTACTTGTTAGTACAAGGGTGGAATAGTAGTACAAATGAAATTCAAGACAAATTAAAAGTAGGTCATGATGGTAAAACTACTATTAATAATGCTTACGCTTTACCTAACGTAGATGGAACAGTAGGGCAAGTTCCTACAACTGATGGTACAGGAAATGTTAGTTGGGAAACGATTGATGCAACAGCAACAACAGGCAGTGTTATTTCATTTGCAAGTTCTCAAATATATAATTCAGTAGCAAGTCCTTCAACATCTAATATTACAGATGATTTAACAGGTGCAAAAATCGGAATTGTTCAGAAGATTTATCACAATCATTCAGTTGCCCCTACATTTCCTGTAGGTTGGGTAAGAATGGGAAGTGGTGATTATGTTACAAGTGTTTTAAATGTAATATTCTGTGAGTGGGTTTCAGGAACTCGTGTTGAATATTGGATAAATCAAGAAGCATAGTTATGAGTAAATATTATAGAATGTTACAATATAGTGGTAATGCTTTGCCTATTTCAAACCTTTTCGCTTATTCTTTTAGAAAGGTAGTATCAACGGCTACGACATCATTCAGGGTAAGGCGTTCAAGCGATAACGCCGAGCAAGATATAGGTTTTGTGGGTGATGATTTAGACACTACAAGTTTACTTACATTTGTCGGTGCTGGTAATGGTTTTGTAACAAAAATGTATGAGCAAAATGGTAGTGGTAAAGATTTGACACAAACAGTCGCTACTAGTCAATTTCAAATAGTAGCAAGTGGTGTTGTTAACACTTTGAATGGTAAAGCTAGTTGTATAACAGGTATATCAGTCTCTAAATTTATGACTACTCTTAATTTATTTAATCTTAGCGTAGTAAATGGTGTGTCTATATTTAGTGTGACAAAACCTATCACACATATAGGTGGAGCTTTTAATGTTGATTGGATTTATTCAATAGGCGCTGGGGGGACTTCTTCTCCTAGTAGATTTTTTGATAATAATATATCGGGCGCTGTTGGAAATCCGACAACTTATAATAGTAACACTCAAGCTGGTGGTTCTTTAATAAGTACACCATACACAAGTGGAACTAAACTTCAAGGTCATTTCATTAAGTCTGGTGATAATAAATATTACCAAAATGCTGTTATTGTAGGTTCTAACAGCAATTCTTTAGTGACACCTAGTAGTAATCAAAGGTTAGTTATAAATGGAATTTCTTGGAGTATAGGCAGTACTTCCTCATCTAATCAATATTTCTCAGAAATTTTATTTTATAATTCAGATGAAACATCAAATTTAACCGCTATACAAAACAATATTAACTCTTATTATTCAATATACTAAAAAATGAACGGATATAAATTTAACACAATAGCAGAAGTAAACAATGCTATTCAAACGATTAACAACGCTAATAATTTTATTCCTATTGAGGGAAATGTAACTCAAACACTTGTAACAGCTTCAAGTCAAACATATAACAATCAAAGTTTTTATGTTATTAAATTTGACGAATACAGTCAAGTTTTAGGTGAACCAAATGAAATAAATATAGATTAATGAAAAGAAAATACTACGAGGGGTCAGTTAATGAAAACAGGAGATATAACAGCGTGTCGAGGTATTGGTGATCAGTTAGCTTCTTATACATCATAATAATTTAAAAGTATAAACAATGACTAAAGTTTTAAAAAAAGTAGCTGTATCTGCAAATAAAGAAACAGCTTCTTATGTAGAATTGTTTTTAAATAAAAACACACCTTCTGGTAAAATACAATATTTAAACAGTAAAGGTAAACTTGTTACATTATTATCTGATTCTGATTCTGATTCTGATTCTGATAATAATGTAAATAACAATACAACTATTAATGAAATAGTAATTGTAGATAATTTATCTAAATTACCAGATCCTGTAGAAAAAGTAAGAACTTTAGAAGCAGGTAAAACTTATATTATTACAACTGAAATAGACTTATTAGGTGATAGATTAGTAGCAGGTGGTGTGTGTAATCTATTTGGTTTATCTTCTGAGGTTTCATTTTTAACATCAACTGGTTTAGGTACATCTACTCCATTAATCACTTCTATCTACACTATTGTTTTAGAACGTATTTCATTCAAAGACGTAGGCACTTGTTTTTCAATAGATGGTAACACTAACCTTGTAGCACTAGATTGGAAAGCTGTAAACTTTATTAATATTCCAAATGTAGGAGTAGTTAATAAATGCGACAACTTTATTTTTGATACGGGTTCTTTTTTAGGTTCGCAAGGATTACGCTTTACAGGAACGATAGGTACAATAGGTTTAAACAACTCATTGTTTAGAGGTATAGGAACTGCTGGAAACATAATTGAATTAGACGCAAGTTGTGTTATTACTAGAAGATTTAGAATCATTTACTCGTCTATAGTTGCTTTCAGTTCAACTGTAGGAATAAGTGTTAATGCTAGTGCGACAATACCGACTGAATCTTACATCTTAGATACTATCAATTTCTCTGGGGGAAGTACATACATAAGTGGTGTTAATCATACTTCAAATAAAACGCTATTCACAAATTGCGTGGGTATTCAAAATACTGCATCTCGTGGTTTTATGTTTATGGTTAATAATGGTACTGATACAAGTATTGGAGTTCCAAATGTAAATGTTTGGGTCAAAGCAAGTGGGACAACAACTGCTGGAGGACTTAATGCTCAATTTACACATTCTAGCAATAGGTTAACTTATACTGGGGCATTATCTCAATCATTTCACATTGTTGTTTGTGCAAATGTTAGAAGTTCTATGTCAAATCAAAATATAAGCATAGGTATAGCTGTCAATGGTGCTATTATATCTGATAGCGAAATGACTATTAGAACAGGAACTTCTAATCAAGAACATGCAGGTTCTACTCAATACTCAATAAATTTAACGAACAACGATTACGTTGAATTGTTTGTTAAAAACACAAATTCAACTGATGTAAGGGTTTCAGATTTTAATATTAATATTTCAAAAATAGCTAGTTAAAATAAAATATAATGAATTATAAATATAAAATAATAACAACTATAAAATACTTACTTGTAATATTAATACTTACTTCTTGTTCAGCATCATACTATTATACAAAAGCTATAAAGAAAGGTATAAGAATAAATACTTTAAAAGATACTATACAAGTACCTTATATAGATTCTATTCCTTATTATATTCCTGGTACTGATTCTTTAATATACATTCCTAAGATAGAATACAGAGATACTGTTATAGATGTATCTAATTTCTTTTTACCTAAAACACGTAAAGAAATAAGATTAGAAAAAACTAAAGTAAGACAGTCAGCAAAAACAGAAAGAAAATTAATATCTGTTAAAGGTAATATTAAACAGGATTCTATTAAGCAATTTGCTAAAACAGAACGTGTTATAAAAAGACAAGAAAATAAATGTAGAAATAGTTGGTGGAAATTTTGGCTAGGTCTTATCGCTGGTGTTGGAATAACTATTATATTTACAATATTATACAACAAATTACACAGTTTTAAGGCAGTCAATCATGGATGAAAGATACGTATTCGGAGCAGCATCATTATTATTAGGTATAATTAGTTATTTTTTAAAGATGTCTGTGAACGACTTAAAAAATACAATTAAAGAATTGAAGATTGACATGGGTGATTTAGAAGATGATCTTATTGTAACCAATACAGAATTAGGAAAAGCTAACGGTAGATTAGCTTTAGTAGAATCACAGACTAAAAGTGAAATATCTAGTTTGAAAGACCTTACTACACAACAGTTTAAATCAATGGCTGATCAATTAACAAGACTTGAAAGTATTGTAACACATTCTGATAATCAAGCTAAAACAAATGCTCAATTATTTACATCATTATTAGAAGAATTAACTAAGAAGAAATCATGATTGAGCAAATGAAATCTATAGAACAACTAACTGTACTTCATTGGTTTCTTGCCTATGGAGGGTTATTAGTTCACATCCTATTAAAACTATCTCAAATCAAAGGTGCTTTTTTAAAAGGTATCACACGTAAAGAAGTATTTACATTTATTGCATCAATAGTATCTATTCCTATTATTTTAATAGTTTGTACAGATTCTATGATGAAAGAAGTATTACCAATCAATTACGTTACTGCTTTTCTAGCAGGTTATCAAACACAATCATTTATGAGAAGTGTAAGTAAAATAACAAATAACAAAACATCTGATGAGAACAGCTAATATACTTTCTATTAATGGAGGAGGAATAAGAGGTTTAATTGCTCTTCAGCAACTTGTACAATTAGAAAAAACAATACCTGTTCCTTTACATGAACACTTCGATTATATAGCAGGTACTTCAACAGGTGGTATAATTGCTGTATTCTTATCAATAGGATATACTCCTTCTGAACTATTAGATATTTATCTGAAACATGGAGATAAGATATTTGATAAAAGATTCTTACGATTAGGATTACTTAGAACTAAGTACAACGATGAGTATTTTAATAAAGTAATCAATGATTTTGCAAAAGGTAAGTCGTTAAAAGATTGTAAAACATCTATTGTTATTCCTGCTTATAACGCTACTAAAAAGGAGTTGAAATTATTCAAATCAGATAAAGCAAAAGAAGAAAACAGACATAACTATTCTTTATTTGATGTAGTTCGCTCAACAGCTTCAGCTCCTTCTTATTTTAAACCTATTACAATAAGGAACGATTATTATATAGACGGTGGTTTAGTAGTTAATAATCCTGTTATGATGGTATTCTTAGAAGCTCTTAAAGAAGGCTTTGATACATTCAACATTCTTTCTTTTTCAACAGGAACTATTGAAGAGCCTTTATCTACATCAATTGCTGAAGGAGGTGCTATAAATTGGGCTAAAGAATCTGTAGACATTCTTCTTACAGAAATGGACCAAACGACACATTATACAATGACACAAATATTTGATTTGTTTTCTGTTTTAAATAAGAAAAGATTAGGTATGTACATTAGATGTGATTCTTATATAGAAAAGTCTTCAGGAAAGATTGATGATGCTTCTGATGAAAATATATTTAGAATGACTTTAGATGGCTTAATGTCAGCTACTAAGAATAAAGATAAGATGATGACTTATTATTTAAACTCAATTAAATGAAAAAAATTATTGAATTTCAAAAAGCTAATGGTCTATTAGATGATGGTATCGTAGGTAAAAAAACATTACTGAAATTAAAAGAAGTATTGAATATTAAAAGCAATACTCACTTGATACACTTTGTTGCTCAATGCGATCATGAATCAGGAGGATTTAAAGCAGATACTGAAAACTTAAATTATTCAGCTAAAGGATTATTCACTACCTTTAGAAAATATTTCGAAGACTATGAGCACTGTTTACAGTACGCTAGACAACCTGAAAGAATAGGATCAAGAGTATATGCAAATAGAATGGGTAATGGTAACGAAATGACTAAAGAAGGATTTGTATTCAGAGGTAGAGGTGCTATTCAATTAACAGGAAAGAATAATTATAAAGCATTTGCTGAGTATATTAAAAATCCTAAAATTGTATACGATCCTGCTTTAGTAGCAAAAGAATACTTTTTTGAAAGTGCTTTATTCTTTTTTGATAAGAATAAATTATTTGATATGTGTGTAGATATTAAAGAAGACACTGTTAAAAAATTAACAAGAAGAATCAATGGTGGTTTTAATGGATTAGAACATAGACTAGAATTAACTGATAAATATTATAAAATACTAAATAGATAATTTAGTTTGTATATTTGTAAATAAATAATAATGTATGTTACCATTACAAGACCTTTTTAGTCAATTAGATGAAGCATTGAATATCAATTCTTCTGATTCTGTATTTACAGATTTATACTACACTGATTTAATTAACGAGCAACGTTCTGTATGGATCAGGAACGAGTATAATAAGAACCGTTCGATAGATCCTAATATTCAACAAACAATAGGTGATTTAGAATTAGAATTAGTTGATCCTGTTGCTTGTTGTGTTACTATACCAGGTACTTGTAAAGTATTAAGGTCTAAGGTAAAATTACCTAATACTATTGAGTTTTACAATTGGAAAGGTATCACATCTGTTGGTCCTGTTGATATTAGTAAGAAAAGATTTACAATGATTGATTACGCTAGAGTTCCTTATATAGGTTCTGGTAGAGTAACTAAAAGAAATGTATATACTTTTCTATACGAACAATACTTATATGTAATAAGTGAAGATCCTGCTGTACTTACTTTAAGACATGTTAATGTAAGAGGATTGTTTGAAGATCCTACAGCTATTGGTGAATTTTGTACTTGTACAGGAATACCTTGCTGGAATCCTGCTGTAGATACATATCCTATTAATTTATGGATGTGGGCTTATGTTAAAGACATACTTGTACAAATGTTATTACAAAAGAAAACCATACCATTAGATGAATCTAATGATAATAAAGATGAAGTGTTAGATGGAACAAAAAAGTAGCCCTAGTTGGAAAATAAGAGGTAAAAGTAAGGTAACTCAAGATAACGGTAAATACTTATTTTATTCTTATTATATAAAAAATACAGTTGGTAAAAAAATACCACGTAAACAGTTTGATGCTTTTATGAATGATATTATAAAATCATTAACTGATGCTATGATTAAAGAAGGATTAGAAATAAAGATTCCTGTATTAGGTTCTTTTAGAGTACGTGAGAAAGAAATGAAATTACTTGATAATGATGGTAATATCAATAAGTATTTAAAAGTAGATTGGAAGAGTAGTTGGGAGTATTGGAGAATGACATATCCTGATTTATCAGATGATGATATTATTAAAATAAAAGATAAAAAACTAATTCGTTTTGATAATGCACATACAAATCATTACTTTTACAAAATAATATGGGATAAAAGAAGATGTTTATTAAGAAATCAATTTGTATATTCTTTTAAACCTACTAGATTATTATTAAAACAATTAGCAGATGTTGTAAAAGACGAAAACAAAACAGTATATTATTATGGATGAAATGAAAAGTATAAGTGGTAATTCAGATGCTCAAGTAAGTTGGTCTAAAAGAGTAAAGAAAGAAGACGGTTCTGAGATTCGTGTTGATGTTGAAAAAATCAATAATGGTTTCTTAAAAACTACTACTACAGAAGGTAAAAGTAGTAATGGTGATTGGGAATATAAAACAGAAAAAGAATTTTCAGAAACAAATCCTTTTGAAGAAGATGAAGAGTCTGAAGAAAAAGAATTATCTTTAGCTGATAAGTTAGAATCATTTTTCAAAAAATAAGCTATGTATTCAGGAAACACAGTATCATACAAAACAATAGTAAACAAACTCTTTAGAGATTTTCCTTTTGAAGAAAAGTTTAACGATGAGGAATGTTTAGAATGGTTAGCAGAGTTTATGGCTCATGCTAATTCTGGTGTGGTAATGGAATCCAAAATAGCTTTCTTAGACATAAATGATGGTAGAGGTGATCTACCTTTTGACTTGCATAAAATTAAACAAGTAGCTAGTGTAACTAATGTTCTTAATGCTGAAGATGCTCTATGTGGAAAAGGACATTTACACCCTATGCGATGGGCTACTGATAATTTTCATAAACGATACCATACAGATACTAGAGATTATACATCTCAATCATTACATACTTATACAGTAGGTCAAAACTTTGTATTTCCTTCTTTTACATGTGGTGTATTAGCAATATCTTATGAAGCAATACCTACAGACGATGAAGGTTATCCTACTATTCCTGCTGAACAACAATGGTTAGAAGGAGCTACTCATTATATTGCTGCTAAAATAGCTAAAAAGCTATGGTTAAGAAACGAATTAACTGCTGATAAGTATAGAGAAATTGATAAAGATAGAGATTGGTATTTTGCACAAGCTGTAAATCATTCTAAACAATGGAATGGTGTTGATGAAGCAGAGTCATTCAAAAATCAAATGGTGCGTACAATTCCTTCTATTCAGGATCACGCTTCATTTTTTGCTAATATGCAATTACCAGAACAACGTTATTTTAAAGGTGCTAGTAATACTACAATTTCTTTAAATAACGCAACAGGATTACTTAGTGGTATTCCTAATACTACTACTGTAGGTACAGCTGTAAATGGTACACCTACATCATATCCTACTTTAATAACAGGAATAGCTAGTTCTATAACTCAAACTACAGCAAGTTGTGCTAATCAAATTACTTTTTATGGAGGTAGTGCAATTACAGATCATGGTGTTTGTTACGGTACATCTCCTAATCCTACATTGTTAAACAGTGTTGTGAATCTAGGAAACACAGGTGTAGTAGGTGCTTTTGTTACATCATTAACAGGACTTACAGCAGGAACATATTACTATGTACGTTCTTTTGTATCAAATGGATTAGGAACTTTTTACGGAAATGAAATAACATTTACAACTTTACCTTAATGAAAGTAGCAGTAAATACATACGGAGGATTGAATCAGGATGCATCTTATGATAGCATACAACCGTCTTTTTATATAGATGCTTTAGATGTAAGAATTACTACATCAACAGGAGATTCTCAAGGTTCTATTACCAATAAAAAAGGTGAATTATTTTCTTTTACTATTCCTAATAGTGGTAAGATAATAGGAACTTGTAATATTCGAAATACTATTATTATTTTTACATTACATAGTACAGGAATAACAAGTAGGATTTATAAAATCATATACGATGATGTAGATACTTCTATTGTAACAGGTCCTACTTTAGTATATGCTAATAATGACTTGAATTTCAGCGATCTTAATCCTATAGAAGCAGTGGGTAGATTTGAGTCAAATGCTGTTCAAAGAATTTACTGGACTGATTATAATGAACAATTAAGAACATTGAATATTAATGATCCTAATGTATTAACTACTCCTGTATCATTAATAAATATCAATCCTAGTATTAAATATCAACAACCTTTACTAACAAGTATTAGTGGAGGTGGTGTATTACCTGTAGGTCTATATCAATGTGCTTATAGACTTATAACTTTTGATGGAAAAGAAACATTAATATCTCCTCCTAGTAATATGATACATGTTGTTTCTGATTCAGAAACTGTTGTTAATTCAGCTAGATATACAGGAGAACCTAAAGGTACTATTACTTCAAAAGCATTAGGTATAACAGTAGACACTACTGATTATTCAGATTATAATAAAATAGAATTTATAATTTTATTTCATGAAGATTTTAATGGTGTACCTACTGTTAAGTCTATAGAAACAGTATTGATAAGTGGTCAATCATCAGTATCATTTACTTACACAGGTAATGAAAATTCTACTTATGTTATTTCTATTGAAGACTTTACGTTAAAAACATATCCTTTTTCTACATGTAAAACACTTGCTCAAGTAGACAGTTCTTTATTAATAGGAAATCTGAAAGCTAGTAGTTATAGTGTACAAGATTCTTTAGGTCCTGGTGAAACATTCAGTGCTTCTACATTGAGGTATAATTCATTAGGTGAATCTATGGTAGGTAAAACTAACTTTAGAAAAGTAGGAACTCCTGTTTATACAGCTGATGAAGTAAAGTTCAATACTGCTTATAATGAAGATGCACATTGGGATTCTAGGTGGCATACATTAGGACAGTTTAAATATAAATCTAACGGTACTACATTAGGTGGTGAGTCAGTTCCTTCAGGTTTAAATCCTCCTAATGTTAGTTATGAGTTTATATTAGAACCAATGATTATAGATCAAGGAGGTGCTAATAATCCAGGTGTGTTAGCTCCTATTCCTTATACTACACATAACTTAAATGATGGATATACCTATACAAATACTACATTTGATTCATACGCTTCTCCTTTTATTAGTGGTTTATTAAAAGGATATAAGCGAGGTGAAACATATAGATTTGGTATTGTGTTTTACCGTAAAGGAGAAGTATCATTTACTGAGTTCATAGGAGATATTAAATTTCCTGATATTTCAGAAGAATCAGATGCTGTGAATAGTTCTGGAGAATTATATTTTCCTTTGTCTAAAAACTTATCAGGAACTTCTACTACTGCTTATGCAATGGGTATTCAATTTACAATTGATTTTACATCATGTCCTAGTTTATTAGCAGATATAGATTCTTATCAAATAGTAAGAGTAGAAAGAAAAATTGAAGATACTAGACGTATTTCATCAGGAAGTTTAAAAGTCTTCTCAGATGTAAATTTAAACGCTCCTCCTAGTGGTGGTTGGGATTTACGTATTAATGGTTCATCTAATGTATTACATCTATTTAAAAGAAACAATAGTGGTGATACAAGTAATGGTAGTATTTTATATTTAAAAGATACTGCTCCTGTTTCAGGAGATCATCATCAAGTAAAAGGATCTTATGTAAGTTATATATCACCAGAATTATCTTACGAATATGATAATATTAAAGAGTTAATATTAAGTGAATCTAATTCATATTTATTATTAACAGGTACTTATAGTACACCTACAAGTAATCAATATGTTTCTACAAGTACAACAGGTACTGAAAATTTAGGTACTGTTATAGATGATGTTAATAAATGGGATAATTGCGTAAAAGTAAATTCTAACGTAAATGGTTATGAGTATGTAAAATCTCTAAACGATAAAAATTATATTAAATTTCAAAATACTTTAGCATCAGCTTATGAAACAGATGTAAATACAATTACTCCTTTAATAAATGGTACTTATTATTTAAGAAATTACTATGCTGAATGTATAGATTCATCAGATATGAACAATTGTAATGGTAATGGTAGTTTTTCTAAAGGTGCTCAATCTATATTAGGAAGACTTGCTAAAATACAATACGATCCAATTACAGGAGTTGATTTATCAACAACAGGTACAATATCATCAACTGATTATTTTATAGTAAGTGCTCCTTTACCTGCATTATCATTAGGTAATACTAAAGCCATATTAGATATATTAGTTCCTCGTATTGAAGTGTACGGAGGATATTCTGATTCAGCTTTAGAAAATAATATATTTATTGCATCATCACCTGTTATTAACAAATCAAATACTAATCCTAAAGTATTTGGAGGAGATATGTTTATCAATACGTTTATACACCAAGCAGGTTCTACTGTTAATAGTTCTTTGTATTTTCAAAACGCAGCTCAACCAGCTCAAGAAATAGGTCAAAATATGTCAATGACAAATATATACCCTATTGAAACTACTATCAACTTAGATTTGAATTACGGTGCTGATTTAAAAAGAGGTGTTAGATATGATGTTCCTGGAGGATCAGGAGGTGTAAAAGCTAAGCGATACAGACAAGAATCAAATAATTACGATACAACGTATGGTAAGAGTAATGATATGTATAAATACAATCCTGTTTATTCAGAAGAATCTACAGATGTTGTATATGTAACAAAACCTACTTCTTTTGTAGGTAGTATAGTAAACGATGTTAGAACAATGATTTCCAATGTTAAAATTAACAATGAGGAAATAGATTCATGGACTAAATTTCTTACTAACAATTACTATGATGTAGACGATCATGGTCCTATTAATAAATTATTGAAATGGAATAATAATGTTTATTATTTTCAAGATACAGCAGTAGGTGTATTAATTGTTAATCCTATTTCTGTAGTAACTGGTTCGTCTGGTATTCCTACTAATTTAGGTACAGGAGAAGGAATTATTAAACACCAATACTTATCTACTACTAATGGTTCTATTCATCAATGGGGAATAAAAGAAACTGACTCAGGTATTTATTATTTTGATGCTATTTCTAAAAAGATGTTTGTAATAGGACAAGGTAATTCTCCGTTATCAGAAATAAAAGGAATGCATAGTTTCTTTAATAATTTATCAGGTGATATGTTTTTAAAGAAAGAAAATGGAGGTGATAATCCTATTGTTAGTAAAGGAGTTGTTATAGGTAGAGATGTTATAAATGATGAAGTATTAATAACATTAAAAGGTATTATAGAAGGAGATTCTTCTATTTCTAAAACATTAGTATATGATGAATTAATACAACAATTTTCATCAAGATATTCATCTACTCCTTATATATACATAGCTAATAAGAATGTATTATTATCACCTGGTGCAAATAATAGTTCTATTTATTTACATAACGAAGGATCGTATGGTAGTAGTTATGGTACTATAAAAGAATGTTATATTAAGTTAGTAGTAAATCAAGAAGCTGATTTAAACAAAGTGATAAGATTTATAGAATTTAATTCTATATCAAGAGATACCTCAAAAGTTATAGATAGAACAGAAACAATAACAGCTTTCCAAATAGACACAGAAGAACAGTCAACAGGTAAGATTGCTTTCTCCACAGATAGATTTAGACGAAAATTTAACAAATGGAGATTAAAGATACCTAGAGATCAAAATTCAGTTTCTAAACAAGGTAGGTTGAGAAATACATATTTTATTGTAACTTTATATTTTGATAATAGTTCTGGAAATGAATTAATATTGAATAGATTGTTAACGTATTACGATACTCAAATGTTTTAATTATGCCTGGTTCTGATTTTGATAAACGTATTTATAGTTATGTAGTAAACACTATAAATGAATTAAAAGAAAGTGGAAGACTTCCTGAAGGAAAGAATCTTAATGCTGCTGGTATAGCTGCTCAGATAATTTTAGAAACTGGACACGGTAAATCTAAATTATCACAAGAAGCATATAACTACGGTGGTATAAAAGCAGATTCTTCTTGGACAGGTGATACCTATACATCTAAGGATGGTAGTGTTTATCGTAAATATGAATCAGCAGAACAAGGACTAGCAGATCAGCTTAGTTTCTATTTAGATAATCCTCGTTATGATAACGCAGGTGCTTTAGATGCAACTAACGCATCTGATTGGGCTAAAGCTATAAAGAAAGCAGGGTATGCTGAAGATCCTGATTATGTAAAGAAATTAAATAGTATAAGTAGAAAGTTTGAAGATCCTACTTATCAAGATACTGAGAGTTCAGTAGAACCTGTAAACACAAGCTCTACTAATTCTCAATATAAACCTTTAGAGAAAGTTAATGTAGGTACTGTTGATAATTATCAATTACCTAATATTGATTATTCTGTAACAGGAGAAAATACTAAAGTAGATAATACAATACCGTATAAACCAATGACTACACCTACTGTAAATACATCATTTACAGGACAAAGTAGTATGTTTAAATTAGGTGGTAATTTATTCCCTGATGGTGGACCTTTAAACAAACCTTCTCAAGTATTTACATATCCTAATAGACCTGGTGTAAGATACGCTTTAGATGGAAATGGTAAATGGTTAGTAAATGTTCCTGATGAAAACAATAAAGGATGGATTCCTTTAGATGATCCTGATGGATCTAAAAGTAGAGAGTTGATGAAAAATGCAGAATCTGTAGATGATGTTGCTTATGACGAATCATTACTTATGAATCCTGATTATAGACATTTACCTACAACTACTGTAACAGCTGAAAAACCTACTGATTATTATAACACATTAATAAAACCAACTATTCAATTTATGGATCCTACAGGAATAACTTCATGGGGAGATGTAAAAGAATCGTATGATAAGAATGGTTTGTTTTCTGGAGAAACAGCTTTTGAAATATTAGGAGCATTACCACTATTAGGTAAAATAGGGAAGTCTGGTAAGATATTAGGTCCTGCTTTTGAAACATTAGTGAAAGCAAATAAAACAATTAATAAATTACCTGTATCAAATAAAACAAAAGAGGTATTATTTAAAACAGTAGGTAAAAGTTATGATAAGGTTAAAGATTATGATAATGTATCAGGTTCAATAACAAAATCATTAAAAGATAATATTAAATATATTAATCCTTCTTCACAAAAAGTAAATAAAACAGCAGTGGATGCTTTTAATACATTAAATAAAACAGCTAAATTAGCAAATAAAGCTCAGTTATTGGATGATACAGGTGTTGTGGATGAAGCTAAAGATGTATTAGTAGATGCTTTAGAGAATAAAACAGAATGGAATTATACTGATGATAGAACATTTAATTTTAAATTAGGAGGAAATATGAATAAATATTACGCAACAGGTGGTCCTATGGAAGGTATGCCTACAGACGGACAAGCAGGACAACTTACATCATTTGATGCAGGTGGTAAGCATGAAGAAAATCCTATGGGTGGAATACCACAAGGTATGAATCCTAATGGTCAACAGAATTTAGTAGAAGAAGGAGAAACAAAACTTAATGCTAAGAATTATATATTTTCAGATAGTTTAAAAATAGATAAAGATACAGCTAAAGAGTTCTATTTTCCTTCTAAGTACGTAGGTAAAACATTTGCAGAAGTATCTAAATTAATGGAGCGACCTGATTCTCGTAGAAAACATGATTCTATAGAAGAGAATGCTAAGAAAAAGGATTTAGAAGCTTTGATGAGTGCTCAAGAAGAATTTAAAGCAAAGGATTTACAAAGAGATATGGAAAACATGATGGTAAAACATCCTGATTTCATGCAATCTATGTTAGCTCAACAAGCTCCTCAAATGCCTGAACAAGCACCTGTTGATCCTATGATGGCTCAAGATCCTATGATGCAACAAGGAATGCCTATGGAAGCACCTATGGCTAAAATGGGAGGTTATCAAAATCAAATGAACTTCGGAGGCTTTATGAATAAAGTTGGTCAAGTAGGTAAAAACTATGGACTAGCTTTAGCTGATAACGCTTTAGGTATGGTAGGAGCAAATAATGTAATTAAAGATTCTGATTATACAGGAGCTGGATCAGAGTTTGCTAAAGGTGCTCAGCAGTTTACAGGTGTTGTTAATAGAATAGGACAAGGTGTTGCAGCTGCTGCATTACCTGGTATTGGAGGTGCTTTAGTAGGAGGTGCTCAAAATGCTATGGGTGGTATAGGTGGTGAAAATACTACTATACAAAATGGTAGAGTTATGGAATGGGGAGGTGGTTTAAACACTTCTAATAAATATGGTAACTATTCAACAGGTGTAGGATTAGACAATCCTTATTTACAAGATAATGGTTTATCTAATAGTACATTACCTGTTGAAAAGAGTTTAACTATACCTTCTGTAGGATCATCTAATGTATCTGGACAAGGTGCTCCTGAAGCACAATCTTACGATCAATCATTAGCAAATGCGATAGGTACTTATGCTCCTGTTGCTTATAATATAGGACAAGGATTATTTGGTAAAGTAGATAAATTAAGTGCTGATGATTATATTAATAAGGCTACTATAGAAAATTATAGAGAAAATATTAATCCTCAGTTACGTGCTTCTGATGAAGCATTTGCAGGTGCTAAAAAAGGATTAAGAAATGCTGGTGCTGGTAGTGGTGCATACATGGCTAATTTACAAGCTATGCATTCACAAGACCAAGCACAAAAAGCAGGTATTTATGCTAATGCTGAGAATCAGTACGCTGGTCGTCAATTACAAATTGATCAAGCAAATGCATCTAGAGGGGATCAAGCCGCAGCGATGAGATTACAGATACATGATTATAACATGAGAGCAAAAGCAGCTAAAGATACAATGTTACAAGAAGGATTAAAACAAACAGGTGATATTTCTAAAGCTAAAACATCTAATGAATTAGCTACAATGTACAACAATTTATACGCTCCTGATTTTAAAGATTTCGCTAGTTATAATAGTTATGCTGATATGTTAAAACAAAAAGCACAAGCTAAAAAGAAAAATAAGTAACTTTACAGTAAAAATAATTAGATATGCCGATTAGTCCATATAGCACCCCTATACAGTTTGAATATAAACCATTAGGTTTAGAAGGTTTTGCGAAACCTCTTAGTGAGATGCAAACTCAATATGATGATACTTTAAATAAAGTAGATGCTTTAGATTTTGATATTCAAGCATTGTCTAAAGATGATCCTGCTGCAAAAGAGAAAATCAATGCTTTAATGGAGCAACGTAATCAGTTGCGTGATGAACTAATGAACACTAAGAATTTTAAACAAGGTGCTCGTAAAGTATTGGATTTGAATCGTCAATATACTAAAGATGAGGATATTCAATCTATGCAATCTAATGCTAAATCTTGGCAAGAATATGACAAACTTGAAAAAGAAAGATACTTAAAAGGAGAAATCAGTAGAGAAGAGTACGAATCTAATCGTGCTGTTAGAATGGGTGAGTATGCTGGTTATAAAGAAGGAAGTATTAACACTACTCCTTTGTCTAAAAATGAAGAAGATAATATTCGTAAAGAAACTAATGCGTTATTAAGTGCTGCTCCTGAACAATTAGAGTATATGTATAATGATTTAGGTATTGATGCTACAACAGGTAAAAAACTTAAAGAAATTATAGAGAATAAAGAAATAAGTAAAAATCAAATTGCTCAAGAAGTAAGTAAAATAATTCTTACTTCTGATAAGTACAAGGAATTTTATAATTCTCGTGCTGATTTAGCATGGAGAAGTTATAAGTTAGCAGGAAAAGAAGAAGATATTGCTACTAGTACATATCAAGCAGATATTGCTAATACTACTAATAAGATAACAGCTGCTCAATCAGAATTAGATAGACTTACTAAATTAAAAGAGTCTGGTAAATATTCAGGTGAAGGTCTTGAAAATATTGAAAAAGGTATCACTCAATATACTACTACATTAGAAAGTTTAAATAATAGAATAGCTAATGTACAAAGTGCTTTAGAAACAGGAAATGTTAATCCTCAAGTAGCTAAAAGATTATTTGAAGATCAGTTCCTTGAAGGTAAAGTAAATCAATTAGTTACTGCTAATGCTGATTTATATGATTATCGTAATACTGAAATCACAGACCAATATACAACTATTGATGATGGAGGAACTGGAGATGGTTCAGGTATTAATGGTTCATCAGATGCAGCTGCTTTTATACCTAATACTTTTTCAGGAACTATTACAAATGAAAATTTACAAGACGTTACTAAAAAATTACGTAAAGGTGTAGATGATGTATATGATGAATTAGATTTTAGGACTAGAGCAGATGGTACATCTGTTGGTATATTTAATCAATTGTTCGGTAATCAAGACAGAGGTTCTAAAGCAGCTACAACTAATGCTATATATCAAGCAATTAGAGAAACAAAAACAGAAGGTGGTAACGCTGTAACATTTGCATCAAAACTAGCAGAAAAAGGAATTGGAGGGTATGACCAAAAGAAACTAGATGTTATTTATAATAAATTTAGCTCACCTGACGGATTAACTACTTTATCTGAATCTGTTGGTAAAATTCAAAGAGATATAGCTAGAATAGAAGAAGTTAAAGGTATGCAACGAAATGCTACTGAGCAAATTTTAAAAAGTAATGATTTTAAAAATAATGAAGATTTAAAATATTCTGGGTATAATTATAATAACGCACCTGAAAATTTAGCAATAAAAGAAAAACACATGGATGCAGCATCTAAATCACCTTTGTTTATGAATTTTGGTGAAAAAGCAGATGTTATAATTAATTCAAAAAATAGTACCAGTGAAGAAAAATTAATAGCTAAAGCGTATAAAGTAGCTTATGAGAGAGATCCTAAATATTTTAAAGTAACTAATGAGGATATAGCTAAAGTTGCTGGTTATAATAATGTAGAAGATGCTATACTTAAAGGTTTTAAATTTCCTACATCTCGTATTAATGATTATATCAATACTAAAATGAACGATGCTTTAAAAACATCAACTTATTTATCTACATTGAGTATTACTGGTGATACAAAAGAAGCTAAATTGCTTAGAGCAACAATTAATGATCGTGTAACAGATGTGGTTAAAACAGTAGGTATAGATGGATTAGTTCCTGCTTTTGCAGATGGATGGTCTGAAGAAGAAGGTCTATTTGAAGAAGTTGATAATAAACCTACTTTTGTAGGAGAAGTAGTAGGTAAGTCTACTGTTTCTAAAAGTGATAGAAATATATATATTACTACAACTGTTAAAAATAAAAAAACAGGAGCTACTAAAACAATACATACATTATTTCCTGAAAACGATAAATTAATAGAAAAAGAAATATATAAAAACATATATGAAACTTCTAATCCTGATGAAGCATTAGGTAAACGTAATAGAAATATGGCAGGATCAGGAATGTTTGATATATCTCATCCTGATAATCCTTTAACAAGTAGCCAAACGAAATCATTACAGCCGACTGATGAAAAACCAATTATGATATATTCTTATAATATACAAGGTTTTGGAGATGCTGGTAAGATTAGAATATTTATGAACTCTAAACAAAAATCTGGAGAAAAAGGAAAAGCTCATAATTATTACACAGCTAAAAGATATGATCCTGCTACATTAACTTGGGTTCCTATTAATATAGATGAAAAAGGTAATATTGTTTTCAGTGGTGGTAAATTATTACAGACAGAAGATCCTAATGGTATAAAATCTAAGTTAGGTAGTCTTTACTTTTAATAAAATTAAATAGTATATTTGTAAAATATACAAATATACTATTTATGTTACAGCCGAAAAAGTCTACGTTTTTACAAGATCTTAAAAAACATGAAGATCAATTAATAAAAGATGGTAAAATAGATGATCCTAAAGTTCTCGAAGAACAATTAGGAGGTATTCCTGAAAGAGTATCATCTATAGATGTGTTATATCCTAATAAATCACCTGAAGAATTTGAGAATTTTGAAGAATATATGCCTACTCAAACAGTACGTAGTGGTCAATATTCAACAGAACAGTTATCTAATATACGTGCTGAGAATCAATCTAATTGGGAACAAGCTGGTAATGCATCTGCTAGATTTGCATTAAATATTGTTCCTTCTATTGTATCAGGATTCGCATCTATGTTAGATATTCCTGGTTACTTTGATGCTGAACATGCTGCAACTAATGATCTAGTAAATACAGTAGAAGAATGGAAACAACAAGTAAATCAAGAAATAGCTCCTATTTATTTAGAAAATCCTGATACTCCTATGGACCTTGGGGATTTTGCATGGTGGATGGATCGTGGAGAAGGACTAGCAGAATCAGTAGCTTCTTTTTTAGTACAAGGTGCTGCTATGGGTGCTGGAGTTGGTGCTTTAGTAAAAGGTGCTAATGCATTCAATAATGCTTCTAAATTAGCTAAATTAGTAGGAGCAAGTGCTAAAACACAAAGTAAAGTAGGTACTGTCGCAAATATATTTGTTGAAAAAGCAGGTACATTAACTAATGCTATTGCTTTAAATCAATCAGAAGCTGTATTAGAAGCAACAAGTGTATATAACGATACTAAAACTTATTGGCTTGATAAAGGTTACTCTATGGAGGATGCTAAGAAACAAGCAGCTATAGGAGCATCTACAACAATGAATATGAATAGAGCTAACATTCTATTAAATATTACATCTGCTTACATGTTCATGACACCAATGAAACTAGCTAGGAAATTAGTAGATCCTGTTAGTAGAGCTAATACACTTAAATCATTAGTTGCTGAAGGTTCTCAAGAAGCATTAGAAGAACTTATCAATCACTCAGCATCACAAGCAGGTAAAGCTCATGGTAAAGGTGAGGAGTATGGTTTTAATGATGCTATTAAAGATATGAAATCAGCTGAAGGTATTGAAGCTGCTTTATTAGGTGCTTTTGGAGGTATTGCTCAAACAGGTGGTAGTATTGCTTTTAAACATTCTAAATATGGTACTGGTTCTGCTGTAAATAAAGAAACAGGTGAAAGAGAATCAGCTTATACTCAACAAACTAACAGATACGAAAAACAACAAAAAGTAATAGAAGATTTAAAAGCATCTGGTGTTAAGAGTTTTGATGTATTGAATAATCTTGCTTATACAATGAAGTTAGGTCAAGATATGGCTGATGCTCAAAATAATAATGATATAGATAAGTACAATCAGTTACAAGCTGAATTATTCGAAACAAAAGCATTAACAGCATTCCAATCAGGTACTACTCAAATATTAGAAGACTTGATTAGGTCTTCTGCTGGAGAAGATGGTGAAACAGGAATATCAAAAGAGCAAGTTAACGAAGCTATTTCTAATTTGAGAGAGTTAGAAGCTGTGTATAACAACTATGAGAATTTTGAAAATGTTGATGATTTATTTTTCAACAGAGCTAATAAAATTCGTACAGAAAGAATATTACGTTCTCAAAAAGCAAATCAGATAGAAACTAAAATGAATCTTCAAGCAACTGCTGAACAAATTGCTAAGAAGTATAAATTCAAAGTAGATAAAGAAGTAGTATATAAAAAAGAAGGTGTTCAGACAGGTACTGAAACACTTACTACAGAACAACCTATTACATTTTCATTGGAAAACTTAGGAGATAATCCTGGTACTACAGAGGATAATAGAAAAGTGTACGATGCTTTCGTAGAAGAATTATCTAATACAGAAGTATATAAGAATGCTCAAGAACAAGATCTTACTGTAGAAGAAACAGAAAACTTATTAAACGGTTTAAATGAGAAATTCGTATCACTTAAATCTAAAGAAGGTCAAGAAAAAGCTAAAGTTGAGAAAGCTGAAAAAGCAATTGAGTCAGAAAGAATGTCTAAAATATTACGTGATGATTTCGAAGATTTGGATGAATTACGTAAAATGGCTGCTGAAACAAAAGATGATAATGTTAGACGTAAGGCTGAAAAGAAAATAAAGACTATTGAAACAAATCGTGCTATTGAAGCTCAACAGAAAAAAGACGATACTGTATTCAATAAGTATAGTACAGCTATTGCCAAAACAGATAGTAGTCCTGAAGGTAAAGCTGAGTTTGAAAAATTAAAAGCAGAGATAGCAAAATTGAAAAACTTATCTCCTGCTTTAAAACAAAGATTAGCTGATTCTATTGATGCTCGTCAAAGAAACATGGATGCAGGTATGATGTCAGATGAAAAGGTTACTAAACCAAATCCTTCTGATGAAAATACCGTAGACTTATCTGAATTGATAACAAATTCTAAATTACCAGAAGATTTTGTAACAGATGATGTTGAAGAAAACATAGAAGCTGAAATAGCAGATGCTGTTAAAGAAGTATATGAAAAAGACCGTAAACCTCAACTTAATGAAAAAGGTGACTTAGAATACGACTTTGATCGTTCTGAACAAGGACATGATAAAGGTGCATTCTTAGCAAGAGATTTTGTACAAAACGAATTTAGTGGTAAAGTTACTAGAGAAGATATAGACAATGAACTTAATGAAGTAAATCCAGATATATTAAATCCTGATACGTTAAATGAAGGTACTAAAATTACTATTAAGGTAGATGATGATTATGATGGTGATGTTTATGTAGGTGACACTAAAGAAAAAATGCCTTGGTCTGAAAGGAAAAAGCAAATAGGTAATAATCCTGATACCATGCGTGATGAAATACCAATGGTTGTTGTTGACAATACTGGTAAGAAATTATTTCATATACACGATGTTAACTGGATTAATGAAACTAATGTATATGGTGATATAGAATCCGATAGAGATGCATTAAGAGCTATTAGAGATAAAGTATTAGCTAGTGGAACAAGTGGTGTAGAAACATCTATTACAAGTAAATCAGCAGGTATATTATTTACTACAGCTAAAGGAGAATCTGTATTATTAAAAGATGGTATGCCTGATCCTAATTTACAATTAGTAGTAGGTAAAGATAATGCATTTACTGATAATTCTGTAGATAGAGAATCACTACTTAATAAGAAAATCAGAGATGGTCAATTGTATGCTATTATTCCTGTTGGTAAAGAGAAGATAGCTATTCCTTTACAGCGTACTCAGTTGAAAAACAATCCTGAAATATACAATACTATTGTTAAAGCTATAGAAGCATATTTAGATCCTGAGAATAATCAGGAATTTATAGAAGGTGTAGCTAAAGTAGGATCTAAATTAGATGTTTCTGATTTATCCAATTTATCTAAATTCATATCCCAATTTGTATATTTATATCCTTTGGAAAAAAATGAATCTTTAGTTGATGTAGTATCTCGTTCTTCTGAAAAATTCAATAGACAAAATTCAATAATATCAATTACTGGTAACTCTATAGAATTTTGTAAACCAGGTATTAGTAATTCATGGGGAAGTATATCAACAAACACACCTGCTAATATGCTTCCTGCTTTATTGAAAAGACTTAAATATGTATTGAGTGATGTTAAGACACATGCTAAAAAAGATAAAAATACAGGTAAAGTAATAACTACAGATGTTGCTGTTGTTAATGCTGAAGGACAAGTAGTATCTAAACCATATAGAGAATTTATTGGTGAAAACTTTAAATCTAATGTGTTATCTACAAAGATAAATACTAAAGATGGTGTTAAATATGTATATAGTATTCAACAGAATATTACATTTGATACAAGTTTTGCTCCTGTTCAAAAGAAACCTGTTATTGCTACAACTACTCAATCTACAAATACTCAAGAAGCTGATGTAGAATCAGAAATTGTTGATAATGCTTTAAAACAACAATTAGATAATGATGTTAAACAAGTAGTTGAAGATACACAAACATATCCTACTGAAAAATTAATTAATGATTTAGCTGATTTGAAAGCAGGTAACTTAAAAACATTTGGTGAATCTGCTGAAGATGCACCAGATCAAAAAGAAGTTAATTATACGATATACATATTTGAAAACGCACTTAGAATACGTAAAGAAGCTAATAACACAACTGATTTATCACAATTAATTAATAATGATAGAAAGATTACTCTGGACTCAGATGATGTTTCTAATGATGATGATACGGATTTCCAATTAATTCCTGAAACAAATGTTAAAAATGCTGTTAACGATGCTATTTCTGAAATGACTGTTAAAGGTATTAGTCTTCGTCAACAAAATTCATTAATAGGATATATAGGTTCTAAAATAATTAAAGCAAGTATAGATAAATTACAAGAAACAGGAAAGTCTAAAGTTTCTATTAATGACATATTTGATGAGGTAGAAAATGATTTAAAGAAAGATTATCAGACATACGTAGATAACATACTTCCTAATAAAGCAGGTAGAGTTAAAGCAATTCTTGATGACTTTGCTAAAGTTAAACAGTTAACTATTGCTAAAATAGAGTTAATGAACACTGGTACATTAACTTTAAAAGAGAATAACGATGCTGCTGAAATAGAATCTGATGATATTACAACATCTGTTTTATCTGATGAGGAAATGGATATGTCAGATGAAGCATCTGGAGGATTAGAAAATGTATTACATAGTGACGATTGGACTTTTACACTTGATTCTAAATCAACAGCTTCTGCTAATTTGAAAAAGTTTTTAACTTTTGTAGAAGACAAAGAAGACGGATTGACTAAGTTTAATGAATTAGGATTTCCTGAAATTATAGAGTTTGATGTTGTTTATAATACGTTACATGAATTACTAGCAGGATTACCTGCTAACTATGATAAAATGTTAGCTACGTTAGAAGCACATACAAATAAATTCCCATGGTTACAAACAGTAATAGAACGACTAGATGATGCTCCAGATCAAATAAGAAATGAATTTGTTTCTGATATGGCTAAACATGCTATTACAATGAAGTTTATTCTTTGGAATAAATTACAAAACGGTAAATATGTATTGTTTACTAAAGATGCCAATTCTGCATCTACTCAAAAAAGATTACTTACAACATGGAATTATAATATTACAGATGGTAATAATCCTTATTCTATTTTAAAAGTAGATGATAGTGGTACTTATGTGTACGATAGAACTAAAATAGAACCTTTAGTAGCATTAGCAAAGGAATGGGAGAACGCAACAGTAGATAATCTTCCTACTAATGATGAGTTGTTAAAATGGCTAAATGCTTTTGGTATTACTGTTAGTGAAGAAACACTTAATGAATTAAGATTAGGTAAATTTAAAAATAAAGGAACATTAACTTTCCAAAGATTGTTTACTGCTCATAACGGATTGGTAAAAGTATTAGCAACACAGATTGACAAGTATTCTGAGAAAACTAAATTTGATGATACTAAAATAATAAATGATACTGTTATTCAATCACTTGCTACAATGGAAGCAAGTAATGCAGAAAACATATTCAGTAACTCATTTAACGCAGGAGGTAAAACAATTTACACATTTAGTAATAACAAGTATGTAATTAACAGATTCCGTGATTTAAAAGAAGATGCTCAATTACGTGCTGATTTAGAGAATGTTCCTTTTATAAAAGGTAGTTTGTGGTTGAATGAATTAAATAATAATCCTGCTTTCAATGAGCATTTTGGAATAGACTATTTATCATTAGAAGCAATTAAAAAAGAATTTACTCCTTCTAAAGATAATCGTAAATTGAATAATTTAACAGAAGACGAGCATGAGGTTATTAAATTAGCTATGTTCTTTAATAATTACAATAATAGACAAGTGTCATTTTTCTATCCTACTATGTCAGATAAGACTACAATGATGGTAGTTAATGCTTTAGCTAGAAAGATAGAAGTAAATGATGATTTTGAATTAGCTGATGACAAAGTTGTTGAATTATATGATGCTATAGTTATGCCTGAAATACAACGTATGCTATCAGAAAAGTCTGATAACATTGCAGGATATAAACCAAACTTCTTCTATTTTATTCCTTCTTTAAATGAAGTCACTGTTACTATCAATGGTAAAGAAAAAACAATAGTAGAGCATGTATTAAGTTCTAATGGTGAAATTACAGATGATTTAAGAAATATTATTCTTGAAGAATTGAAAACAACTTTTCAACAATTAACAGAAGATAAAATTGATGAGTGGGTAGAATTAGGTGTAGGTGTTAATAATGCGTTCTTAAACAGTCCTTACATGGATAACGTAGCAGAAGGATTGACTAAACCTAAAGCTGATGATAAAGTAAGTCAGAAAGTAAGATACGCAGCTACTGACTATGTATTTAATTATTTAATAGCAAATGCAGAGATGTTCAAAGTATCTATTGGAGATCCTGCTTTATACGCAAAATTTAAAGATGGTAACACTGTTAAGCAAAATCTGGAATCGACTTTTGGAAATATTGGAAAAAGATTGGCAGGAGATATAGCTCCTGGTATTGAATTAGCTGATTCTGAAAAGAACGAGTATTATCAAATATTTATGAATGATACAACAACACAAAGTAAAGCGTATCTTAATGAAATATTTGATAAAGTATCTGAAAACACTAAAAAAGAATATAGTAAAATTAAAGGTTCTGATGCTCAAGAGTACACTACTTGGCAAGAGCATTTATATGTATTGAATAAATTAGGTAGAATATCTAAAAAGCAACATACTGATTTTAGTGATAAATTACGAAAAGGAGAAGAGTTAGATTTCAATGAGTTGAATCTTGTACTACAACCTATGAAGCCTGTTTACGTAGGAAATAGATTAGAGAAATTAGCTGATCGTAGAATCTATATCAAGTCATCTTCTTTTCCTTTGATTCCTCAACTTACAAAAGGATTACAAATTGATAAGTTGCGTGTACAAATGGAACAGTTTGAAAGAAGTAAAAACAGTACAGTTCGAGCATCTTTCAATACTGCTAATAAAGTAGGTAGTGTTGTACAAGCATTAGATGTATTTGATACTAATGGTAACGTATTAGATGTTAACATCACAGATGCTAATGTATTGAAATTACAACGTAAGAACTTTAGGATTCAACAAGACGTACCTTATGACCATGAGAAATCAGCTGTTAACATAGGTACTCAGGAACGTAAATTGTTATTCAATAATATCCTTAGTATTTCTAATTTTGACTATAACGGTAAAAAGCTAACAGGTGCTGAACTAAAATCAAAGTATGATGATTTGTATAAAAAAATGTTTGAGCATAAGCGTACATTGTTAGAAAAGGAATTAGGATTACTTGAAGATGTATCTGAAGAAATTAATCCTAAAGACTTTTTATCTATTCGAGAAAGTAGTACATTTACAGCATTGGAAGAAATGGAGAAAGCAAGTGAAGCTATCAAATCTCCTGTTGCTAAATCTAAACTTAAAAACGAATTACAAGATAAGATGGGTACTAAGCAATTTGCAAGAGCTCAATATGTTAATAAGAATTTTGATAAAATAATAGAGAAATTAATGAATGCTAAAGTAAATGTATTCTTTGATGAAAACATAGATAAAAAATGTGAATAATGGAAAAATTATTAAATGAAGTAGAGATCAAAACATTGAATAAGTTTGGTCAGTTTGAATTAACAGCAAGTCAGACATATTTATTTTTAGCTAACAGAATGAAAACATTATCTTGTTTTGGAGCTGAAAAATTATTTAATGGTGAGTCAGATGGTGAAAGAGATCATTATAGAAAAATAGAAAAATTCATGAATAATTTAGGATGTGAACTTTCTGTTGAAGCATTAGATAAAGCAGAACATGATATTTCTAATATCAAAGAAGCGTTAGAACTAGCTTATGTAATGGAAAAAGATTTACTAGATGCTTATGAAACAGCTGCTAGAAATTCAGAATTATCTTTAAAAGTTGTACTTTTGTTACAAAAATTTACAACACATCAGGTATCTGCTGTAGGTGAATTTAGTGACTTGTTAGCACGAATAGAACTTACTAATGATATGTTATTGTTTGATAAAGAGTTAGGTAACTAAATAGTATAATATGGCTTGTGAATATTTTGTAAACGGTGAATGGATTTCTGAAAATCAATTTAAAGAAATTTTAATTGGTGATGAATCAGGAGGATTATTAGATGCTCTTATTAATTCAGGTAAAGTAGAAATGAAAGGATTTCCTACTGTCGATGCTCCTGTACGTGAAACATTAAGAAATAACACAATACCTGTACAAAAATTACAGGCTATGTTAATTAAAGAAGTGAAGAGTAGAAAAGGTTATCCTATTAATATTCTTTCTGCTCTTGAATTAAATAAGGAAGGTACTGATTTCAAAATACCACTATGGTCAAGTAACTATGCTGATAAATTTGAAAGTTTATTAACATCAATTGTCAATAACAATGTCATTAAGCAAAAGTTCAATGGACATTCATATATCCTCGGATCTGAAGAAGGTTTTACTTTAAAAGAAGGTGACGATGCAGAAAATGAATTAAGTCGCTCAGGGATTGTCTATACTGATTCATTTGATCCTAAAATAGGATTACAACCTATGCGAATAGGAGAAAATGGAGAAATATTACCTGCGCAGATTATGATTCCTTTTAATTTTAAAAACAAGGATCAATATGGTAATAAATTGAAATTGAAAGATTTTATGATTCCTGGTACTAACAAAATAGACTTATCTAAATTAGATCCTAAGATGTTAAAACTGTTTGGGTTCCGTATTCCTACACAAGGACACAACTCAATGTCTACTGTAGAAATAGTAGGATTCCTACCAGAAGCATCAGGAGATTTAGTTTTAGCACCTAAAGATTTTACTGTTCAGATGGGATCGGATTTTGACGTTGATAAATTATACACGTATATGTATAATGTACAACTTAAAGAAGGTAAATTAACTACAGAGTTTTCTGAAGATAACATAATTGAAAATGCACAAAACGCAATACTTGATATTCATCACTCAGTGCTTACTAATCCTGATAGTAATATAGTTAGTGCTATATTAAAACCTGATGGGTTTGGAGATTTTAAAGATTTATCATCTGATGTTGTAGATAATAGGACAACAGCAGGAACATTAAAACAAACATTGACTATCTTATCTGATTCGTATCAAAAAAAGAAATTTATATCAGGTACAGCAGGTAAAGACGGATGTTTAGGTTATGGTACAAAAGTATTAATGTATGATGGTAGATTTAAAGAAGTTCAAGATGTCATAGTAGGAGATCAATTAATGGGTATAGATAGTACACCTAGAAATGTAACATCTTTAAAAAGAGGGGTTGAACAAATGTACATAGTTCAGCAAAAAAGAGGTATTAATTATCGTGTAAACGAATCTCATATATTGTCATTGAAAGAACATATTCCTGCTTTATACAGTAAACCAGTAATCAATAATGTTAGAGTTATTGATAAATCTAAACTATTGAGAGAAAAACAAATTATAACTAATAACATAAAAGTAAGTGATTATTTATTAGCAAATAATGATTTTAAACGTAGAACAAAAGGTTATAAAAATACAAGTATTGAATTTCCTGATACTGATACTCCTATATCTCCTTATTATTTAGGACTGTGGTTAGGTGATGGTGTTACTAAAGACATAAAAGAAATAGCAACTATTGATGAACTTATAGAAAATTATTTAGCTCTTACATTTGGTATTAGTAGTGTGTATGGACCAAATAACATATCTAAACGAGTATTTGATAATGGTTTAAATGATAATTTTAAAAAAATATTTAATGTATCTAAGTGTGGTTTGTTACCAGGTTGTAAACATATACCTGATAGTTATTTATATACATCAAAAGAAAACAGATTATCTTTATTAGCAGGTTTAATTGATAGTGATGGTCATTATTGTAAAATAAATAAACAATATACATTTTCAAATATTAATGAGAAACTAATAAATCAAGTTGCTTTTCTTACAAGAAGTCTTGGTTTTTATACAGCTATTTATAGAAAAGAAGCTCAAATTTCAAAAAGAGGATTGAATGAGCAAGTATCTTTTAAAGTTAATTTTGTAGCAACTTATGATATACCTGTATTATTAGAAAGAAAAAAACAACTCTCTAATTCAGTATTCAAAAACAGATTATATACAGGAATTACTTTGAAAAAAGATGTTGTGGATAATTATTACGGATTTACTTTAGATGGGGATCATTTATTTATGTTAGAAGATTTTACAGTAACTCACAATACTGGATCATTCTCATTAGATGCTACTTTTAATGCTATTATTCAAGGTAAGGATTTATTCTTTTTTAAACCTGAAACAGTAGGTTTAGATAAGTTTGGTAAGTATTCAAGAGATGAACAAATAGCAATGACTAGAGATACTTTTACATTAGGTAATTTATCATCTGATGGAGATTTGTCTAATCCTTATAATTTAAAATCTCAAAAGATACTTAATTCTGTAAATGGAGATATTAATAAATTATCAAAAGAACAAAGAGCTAAATTGAAATTCAAATCGGATGTGATACAAGGATTACAATCATCTGCTGTGGATAATGCTAATGAGGAAATATTAGATAAAATTAATATTACTTCTCAAACATTTGATGCTATTCGTGGAATGGCTCAATTAGGATTTGAAGAATCTGAAATCGTAGGATTGATGACTCAAGATATTATGTGGGAATATGTTGATTTTGTTAAATCAAGAAAATCATCATTAAAAGAAGAATTTGCATCTGGAGATTCTTATGAAGATTTCTTATCTATAAAGAAAAAACAATATGATCCTAATGGTGATTTTGATAAATTAACACAAGAACAAATCAATACATTAAGTTCTAAGTCAGGTACTCAATTAATTGATGTCCTTATCAGTAAGCAGTTAGTAGATGTAAAAGAAGGTAGTAGTACACCATTGTCTAATTTAGAACAATTTGCTATACTTGATAAATTCATAAAATTTAGTGAAGTAGGTAAAGCTATTAAAACAGTACAGTCTACTATCAATACTGAATCATCAGGACTTCCTAAAAACTTATTAGAAACTAATGCTAAGATAGAACAAATTAAAAGACTTCCTTTAAGTCCTATTGTTGGAGCTACTAAGCTATTAGGAGAGTTTGATAATAATAATAATTTAGTTAATCCTACTACTATAAATGGATTTGCTGCTTATCACGGTGCTATATTAGCAGATAAGATGTATGCTAAATATTTCCCATATACTACAAATGGATTCACTACTCAATACAATGAGTTATTAGAACATATCGCAGGAGAAGAAGTATCTGATTCTAAACGAGTAGATATTAAAATCAATGCGTTTAAAGAAATGCGTTCTTATTTATTTACAAGTGGTGCTTTAAATATTTACGATGGTAATGCTGAAGGTGTTCAAAGAAGACTATTTATTGATATTCCTGGTGAACATCAATCACTATCATCTATACTAAAAACCATAAAAGGACAAAATAAACAATGGTTTAATAACAATCAGTTTTTGAATAAGTTATTGTTTGAGCCTAGAGTTGATGGTAAAGTATCAAGAGTTGATTTCCAAGCAGCGACTGGAGAAAACTATGATGAACAAGCTATTTATTTAGGATTCATGCAGTTGTTTCAATTAGACACACAAGTATTAGATACTAAATTTAATGGAGAAGATTATACACCTGCTAGACTAGCACACGAATTGGTAATGTATGCTTACTTAGAAGGAGGTTCTCAAGGATCTAAATCATTCATGAAATACATTCCTATTGAGTATTTAAAAAGTCAACGATTTGGAGAAGGATTACAATCATTAAGTAGTTTTGACTACAATTCTATTTTTGGAGGTTCTGGAGTAGTAGCGAAGTATGTCAATCCTTCTCGTTTTACAGTACAATATTTTCAAAACAATCCTAATAATGCTAAGAAATTAACATTAGAAGATATAGATACCAATCATAAAAGCATTACAGCAGTTGATAATTTCAAATTAAAACCTGATGCTATTGCTGGTAATATGGTATCGTACACGAATGAATTAGGTGAGAAAACAAATACTCAAACAGGGTTTGTTGCTATATATGATTCTAAATTAAAAAGTAAATACGCATTGTATCAATATGATAATGTGGAACATGTATATAAACGTATTCCTGTTGTATCAGGTGCTTATGGATTTAAGCAATATAACATCAACGGTGATATTACAAAACCTGTACAAACAGCAAATGAGATAGTTGCACCAAATACAATAAATGTAAAACAACCATCAACACCATCTATGAATCCTGTTCCTGTACAACCTGTACAAGGCTACAATCCTAACATAGTGAATAATAATAATCCTATTGAGAAAGTAGGAGGTTTAGAGATCAATCGTAAATTAGGTAGTGATGCAGAAATAATAACAGACTTCTTTTTACAGATTGCTAATAATCCTGCTGTTCCTAAGTATTATCAGGAATTAGCAAAGGAGTATTATAAATTAAAATTACCTCATGGTATTAAATTACAAGGAACAGATAAAGGAAAAGGATCTTATAATGCTGGTACTAATGTTTTAAAATTAAATAAAGAAGAGTTAAACGTAGAAGGTGCCTTAGAAACAGCTATTACTATATTGCATGAATCTACTCATATTTTTACAAGTGCTGTAATAAAGAATTATGGTAATTTAAAAGGAGAACAGAAAGAAGCTGTTACACGTTTGAACGGTTTGATGAATAAGTATATAGCTTTTCTTAATAAATCTGGTAAAGGACCTCAAAGAGAAGCATTTAGACAAGCATATAATGATTGGAAGAATGCAAAAGAATCAGGTGATAATACAATGATTCCTAGTCCTGAGTTTACAAAAGATAATCTAAATGAGTTTTATGGTTCTATTAAATTAGAAGAGTTTGTAGCTATGGCACAAACATCTAAAGAGTTCCAGCAAATACTTAATAATGTAATAGATTCTGATGGTAAATCATTCCTTAGTAAAATGATGGAGCAAATAGGAAAGATTCTAAAATCAATAGGTATAAACCTTAATAAAAATTCATTACTGTATAGTACATTAGAAGGTGTTCAAAACTTAATTGATGTGAATCAGAAGAATGTAGAATCGTCTACAGAAACAGAACCTGCTCAGCAACTTACTGATTTAGTAAAACCAAAATTTAATCCTTTTGATGGAAGAAATCTTAATCCTAATGATTTGATTGATGAACAATTGTTACCTTTACAGGAAGATTTAGAAGAATTTAAACGAATGTGTAAATAATTATGGCAAACAAAAACTGTCCTTTAGAAAGCAATACTGAGTGGGTTGAAATGAAACGTCAATTAGGGTATGATTTAGCTGCATATACTTATGTAAAAAGAAAATGGGAAGTACCTCAACTTACTAATGAAAAAGAATTATCTAAGCGAATAGGATTTACTAACAAAACAGTTAGTGAAAACAAATATTACGAGTTAAGTATTAAACTAGGTGGTTTTAATGAATTACGTAAAAATGCTCATTTCTTAAAGACTGTTAAAAAGTATAGTAAGAATGGTAGAATGGTTCGTGATGTAGAATTACAGATGAATTATTTATCTATTGCTGAAGAACAAGCTAGAAGAATGATGGCAGCAAACAATCCTATTTACGAAGTTCCTGCTGATATTGCTAGAAAAGAAGAAGAGAAAAAAGCAAAAAAAGAAACACCTTCTCAAGTAAATCCTGGGTATTATTTAAAACCAGGAGATAGTAACTATACTGTTAGAAATGGTGAAGTTGTTAATTTAGCAGATGCTAAAACAATGGATGATGTAGATTATCTTATTCCTACTGCTAAAGATCCTATTAAAGATGCTGAGCAAGTACGTAAAAGAAAACTACAAAAAGAGATTGCTGTACTTACAACTAAAAGTAATAATGCAAAAGATTCTTTTGTGGTACGTTCTTTATTGACACAAATAGAATCATTAAAAGCTATTTTAGAAAAAGCAGATGAGCGTATTGGAGCAACAGAAAATATAGAAAAATATGATAATGTATTACAATTTGCAGATTCTCAATTAAATGAAATAGAAGGAATATTAAGTGATGATGCAATATCTTCTGAGAATATTTTATACATAGAACGTATATTAAACTTATGGGAGAAAGCAAGTAATTTTAAAGGAGATCCTTCTGAGCATATTATTTTAGATGAGTTTGAATTTCAATCAGATGAAATAAAAAAACTATTTAGAAATATAGGAGCACGAGTAGAAGATTATCAAAGTAGATTAGGTGTTATACGTGAAGAACACGTGGTAGCTTTCATGCGTGAATATTCTAATAATAAAACTCTTACTAAAGAAGAAATATTTGCTGATTTTGCAGATAGTGGTACAATGAGTGCTTTGACATTGAATCTAGGTAGATTGGATGATCCTATTTTAAAAGTAATATTTTCAGCTGTTGAAGAAATGCATGTTAACGCTAGATTTGAAATCAATGAAGTATTCAAAGATATTGATTTAGTAACAAGTAAAGCATTACCTAAATTAAAAAGATTATCAGGTAATAAAAATCCTTGGAGATTCTATGAACAAGTAACTAAAGATGGTTTGGGTACAGGTAAAATAGTACATAGATTTTCAGACGATTTCTTTAAGACAATTAAGGATTTGCGATACAAGGCATTTTATATGACTGATAAAAAAGGTAAATCTACTTCTAAAGCATCTGATGTGGAAAGATACTATAAGTGGTTGGAGGAAAACACTATTACTTTTGATGCTCGTAAATTATTTGATGATAGTCATTATGATGAAGTTGAATTTGATGATAAGTATTTATTTACTAATCAAAAATATTCAGATGCTGAAAAACAAGCACATATTAATCAACTTAAAGCACAATTAGGAGAAAAAGGATATACTCAATATTTTGAATCAATTAGTAAGAAAATAGAATTATTTAAACGTGATAGAGCTGTTGCGTGGGGTAGCATTGTTAATGATTCTACTTTATCAAAAGAACAACAGGATGCTTTATTTACTGAATGGAATATAGAAAATTCACCTTTTTGGAGTTCTGAATTAATAGAAAATCCTACAATGCGTAAAAAGCCAGGAGGTAAAGGATTTTATAAAATTGATAGTTCTCGTAAATACACAGAACAAATACCATTAAGAACTACTAAATCTGGTAAAACTACTAAATGGTATGATGGAAATTTTGAAAAAATTGAAGCAGATGAAGATCTATTAGCATATTATAATGTAATGTTGAATACATTAAAAGATATGAGATCTTTACTTCCTGCTAACAAACGTGACTCAATGGGTATTACAGACATTCCTAAAATGAAACAGTCATTAGCTGATATGTTTGGAGAAAAAGGAATGAGGATGGGTGTTAAACCTTTTTGGGAAAGACTTCAAGAAATGTCTAAAACTACTGATTTAGCTAATACTACAACAGCAGATATAGATCCTCTTACTGGAGAACGTATAAATGAACAATCTTTAAGATACATTGAAGATACTACTGAAAAAGTAAATTCTATAGTACAAACTAAAATAATTCAACACAAGCAAAATACAGGAACTGTTCCTTCATCAGCATTGATACAAAAGTTTAAAGATGAGGCTAGAAATGAAGTATCACAAGAATACTCATTTGATTTGACTAAACTGCTAAAAGCATATTCTACAATGGCATTAGAATATAAACATAAGTCTTTAATAGAACCTCAAATAAAAATGCTAGAAAAAGCATTTAAAAGTAAAAAAGAAATAATTACTAATAACTCAAGCAAACCTGTTGTTAAAATCAATAGTGACGGTACTGAAACAATACAAAGTAAAGAAGGATTAGCAAATGCTAAAAGTGCATTGGAGTTCTATTTAGATACTAAGATGTGGGGAACAGGAGGTCGTAAAGTAGAAGGTGTGAGTAAAAAGAAAACTTATACTATTTCTGAAAAGAAAAAGAAAGCTGATTTAGAAGCGTTGTATGAAGCTACTTCTGATAGTAAAGAACAAGAACATTTACAATCAGAAATAGATAAACTAGGAGGATTTACATCAGCTTCTGGTGTTGGTGATATGTTATTAAAATTAATGACTTATAAAGGGTTAGCTTATAACTTAGGTTCTGCTTTTAGTAACGTTGGTTTTGGTATTATTTCTAACTTGAATGAAGCATCTGATGGTAGAAACTATAATATGGCTCAAATGCGACATGCTTATTTACTTACTACTAACTCAATAGGTAAAAATTTATCAGGAAATAAATGGGATGGTGCTGGTAAAAACGCATTAAAAATTCGTACACTTATGGATAAGTACGATTTACTTAAAACATCAGATCAAGAAATATACGATTTAAGTACAAAATCTACACTGACTAAAAACTTAGGTAGATTCGGACCAATGAGTTTACAACAATCATCAGAGTATTTGAATTATGCTCCTGTTATGGTAGCTATGATGATGAACGCTAAAGCTACAGATCCTGATGGTAAAGAAACTACTTTGTGGGATGCTATTGATGAGAATGGTGAGTTAAGAGAAGGTTATTCTGATGCTGGTTTAAATGAATCACGATTTGTACTTAAAGTAAAACGTGTAATTGAAATGAATCACGGTGATTATAATAATCAACAACAAGCAAAAGCAACTATTACAGGTAGAATGTTATCTCAATTCCGTACTTGGATGTTTGAAGGATTTGCTAACAGATTTGAAAAACAAAAAGTAGATGATATACTGAGTTATAATAATAAAGATATAGATACACCATTTCTTAGAAAAGGTAGATATAGAAGTTACACAGCAGGTCAGTTAGCTACAGCAGGTGCTACATTAGGTACTACTTTTATGCCTGGTATAGGTACTGTATTAGGAGGAGGAGCTGGGTTTTTAATTGGTAAATTTGCAGGAATGCAAACTGAGGAATCTGCTATAAATGATACTTTGTTTACATTAAAACAGATGGCTAGAAAGCTAATGTTTAAACCTACTCAATTTCAGGATAGATTTAATGAAGTAGATGCTGCTAATATGCGTAAAAATATGACAGAGTTATATATGCTTATGACTATAGCAGGATTAGGTTTACTTATAGCTGCTGTAGGAGGAGGTGAAGATGATGATGAGCGTATGTCAAGATCAGCTAATTTCTTATTAAACCAAATGACAAGATTAGAAACAGATATAGCATTTTATACTAATCCTTTGGAATTTGAGAAGTTAACAAAAACAGCTGTACCTATGGCTCAATTAGTAGATGATACTCGTAAATGGTTTGTTGATGTATTCAATTTATTTGATGGAGATCCTGAAAATGATGTGTTTAGATCAGGTATATTTAAAGATAAATCTAAATTGTTAGTACACACAGGAGAATTAATTCCTGGTATATCTACAGCTATTAAATTAGCTAGGTCTACTTCTCAAGTTTATTAACGCAGTGTTAAAAAAAAGAGATGCGTTAATAGCATCTCTTTTTATTTTATAAACTAATAGCTTTTATAACATTAGGAAATTCATTTCTGAATAACTCTAATATATTTAATGCTATTTCTCTATGTTCTAGTTGTGTATGTTCATCACATCTAATTTGAAAGTAATGAATCCATGATCGTAAACTTCCTTTCATATACAAAGTCGTACCTACTGTTAATGGTAATACCATTCTAGCACATTCTTTAGCAACTCCATTAGCAAGTAAATTATCATATAATCTTTGTCCTTCTGCTATATGGTTTTTTACCATTTTACTAGCACTAACATTATGAATAGTAGGATTAAATACTTCCATGCTAGATTGTCTATTTGTTGCACCAGCTCTTCTTAATTCAACTAATTCGAAATCTTGTACTTCAGAATACCTTTGTGAATTATGTACAATTATACCATTAGCTACATAATTATGATTTTCATTATAAATTTCTAAATCGTAAGTTTCTATTTCTCCAACATACTCGATTGATTCTATTATCTGCCACTCCACAGTTAAAGTATTACCTTTACTTTTCATTCTCCATTTTTTAGGATCTCCTGCGATATTATGTTTTTCATTGTGACATTTTTTACAAAGAACTTGTATATTATTCTTATCATAAGCTAATGAAATATCTTCAAAAACAGGTATGATGTGATCTAGTTCTAATTTTTCATTAGTTTGACAATTTTTACATTTATAATTAGACTCTATTAATTTTTCAGCTCTTATGGTATTACACCAATCTGCTATTTTCAATCTTTCTGTTCTACAACTACCTCCTTTGTATAAATTACTTTCACTACCTTTTTTAGCACTTTTTCTCATTTTTTCAATTGTTTCTATACTATGAGGTTTATTTTTATATCCGAATTTATTTTTATTCCATACCTCTGTGTATTGAGATACTTCTTTTTTAGTAAACCCTATATTATGTAATTTTAACCATTTTCTTATAGTATGATAACTAACATTAGCACTATCAGCTATTCCTTGTACCCCAGTTTTATTTTTAATAACTATTGCTTTTTGAGCAATAAGCCATTCTTTAGATTGATGTAAAGGAATACCATTAGTGGCAATTATACCTTTTTTAGACATTGTTATTTTAGTACCATGTGTTTCTAAACCTATTATGTCTTCTAAAGAGTAAAATCCGTTTTTTGTTAAAAATTTATGTTCTTTAGTACATACTATTTCTTTTCCTCCAGATGTTATAATTTTAAAACAAGGCTTTATTCCTGTTTTAAACACCTCTTTAATTCTTGACGTAGTAAATTTTTCACCATCATAAAATCTAACTAAAGGTAATCCATTATTTTTAGTATGATTATTAGGTTTTGATTGAAGATTATACAAATGGCTTATTTTTCTTTTATACGTTGCTCCACTAGGTAATTTTAAAGTTATCATACTATCACCAGCTATACAAAATTCCTGAAATGAAAATGAACGATGTCTTAATATCTGTGCAGCAATAGCTCTACTTGTTTTAATTTCAACAGTAATATCTACCATTTCAAAAGGACTCCAATGCTTGTGTTTAATTAAATAATTTAACAGTCTATCAGCTGTTTCCATATTTAATTGATTCTCAGGATTACTAACTCTAGCTGTATAAACAACTAATTCTTCAGGTGTAGACACTCCTTCTATAAGAGGCTGTGTCATTGAAATTATTTTTGTTTCCATATATTATTTTATTACATATCTACTGATTCTCTCATTCTTATGAATTTAGGGAATCTTAACTTATTACTATTTGTATATCCAAAGTATTGAAATGTAGCTCTTTTACCTTCAAATTCATCTTTATAACGTAACATGTATCTAGCACGATCATGGTCAATACCTTTACCTAATCCTGCTTCTTGCTCAGTTCCGTCATCTAATCGTATTTTCATTTTACCACATATTCCAGTATTAGTTCCTTCTCCTTCAATGATTTCTAATATATTGGCTTCCAGGTCATAAACTTCCTTACGTTTAAGTAATACTTTAGATCGTTTGTCTGGTTCATAAGGAGCATCTAATCTAAGAATAGTACCTTCATATCCTAACAATAATGCTTTTTCATGCAACCTATCAAATTCTTCTTCTGAATAAACAGTTTTAGATTTACAATGACTGATGTTATCTTCATTAAACATAAGATGAAAATCCTTATGAGATAATAAAATATCATTTCTTATAATAAATGATTGTTCAGGAATACATTTATTGAAAAAATCATAAATATGATATTCTACATGTAAATAGGATAATTCTATGTCCTTATCTGTAGGTTTTTCTTTTTTGATAATTGATAACAAGTCTTCAAAATTATCTTTGAATTTATGACTGTATAATTCACCATCTAAAATAATATCAGGATATACATCAAATATACCTTTCAACTGTGATTCAATATGCATACAATTTTTCCATATCTTACCTGTACGAGTCTTTAATACTATTTTACCATCAATCATCATAGCGTTACATCTAGCACCATCTAACTTAGGAGAAACCCAAGCAGGATATGTTACTTTTGATTTCCATTCTTGCCATTTCATACCAGAAGGACATAACATAGGTCTGAACTCTTTTTCAATAGATACTGCTTCTTCTTTTGTTTTGAAATAACCTTCTCTAAGTTTTTTATCAACAGTCTGCTGAAACAATACAACTGCTTGTTCAGCAGGTGTTGTAGCATTAGATTTACCGATGTTTTTAGCTTCTGTTTTAGTTAGTGTCCAGTCTTTAATCTTTCCTTCTTCTAAACCATCTCTATAACGAATACCGTTAAATATATCCGTTACTGCTTCACAATCCCAAACTCTTATTTTTCCTTTGGAATCTGTTTTGTACAATCTTATTATCATTCTTTATGTATTATTGATTTACCTAATTTATCTAATCCTTCAACAATATGCTCTACTCCTAAATTATTAGAATCTCTCATTTGTGTAATGTTTTTATATTTTTTACTTACACTATCAGCATATTCAGTACATATCTTTTCTAAATATTGTAAATGCACATCTGTATAGTTCATTTCTTTTACATCATTAGCTATACTTCTTGCTTTAGCGTAAGTCAAAAACAAAGCTGTCATTTCTTCATTAATTAGCCATATCTTATCAGAAAATTCTCTAAATGATAGTTGAAGATCTTTTTGTATTTCTTGATCTGCTCCAACAAATGCTTTTAAAAACTCAGAACTAAATTTATCTATGTAGTTACCGAATAAAGGAAATATTTCTTTCAGTTCATGCTTAATGTATTTAGATTTCTTTTCTTGATATAAATCGTCAACAATATCAAAATCAATAAGACAGTCGGCACATTTAAGGGCTATCCTGACAAGTCTTATTGTATCTCCTTTAGTAACATTTTTCCTTTTTGTTTTACTCATAGTCTTGTGTATTCTATTTTATACAAATCATTTATACTTGAGTCAGCTTCTAGCTCATAAGCTATCTGTGATGCTTCTTTATCATCATAACAAGTAAGTATCTTAGAAGTAAGATAATTATCGTTATCGTCTAAGTAAGTGAATTTGTAGTCTACATTTACAAGAATTGTAATATCATCTATAAATTCTAAAGCAGCAGGATTATAATCTATTATACCGTCTTCATCGTCATCTTCAGTAATGTAAGATGGTATGTAATCACTATTTTCAAATAATGTTTTTACAGTGCATGAAAATGAACCTTGCTTTTTCAAATCTTCTAACATGCGTGATCCCCAATATATTAAGTCCTCTTCATCAGATATAAACCAATTAATAAACCTACTGGCTAATATTTTCTTTTTTTCTCCATTCATATTTAATATTGTTATAAATTTCTTTTTCTTCTTCTGATAATGAATCATAAGTAAGATTTGTTAATACTTCGTAATTATGAGATTCACTATCTTCTTTTAAATAATAAGGCTCTTGTTTATTACCTAAACATACACCTTGATGAATATAAGGTTTACAATTATTTATTTTAGCTTTTGTTTGAAGTCCTAATGTAATTGCTAACTGTTCTTTTTTATATTCCTTGTACTTTATCTGTTTGCAATAAACGCATTGATAAGTACGTAATTTTATAATACCATCTTTTCGAATAGAATTAGCAATTACAAATCTAGTCAAAGGAAAATAATTACCACAGTATCTACATTGCCTCAGATCCCCAGTTGATAATGTGTTCTGTTCCATATTTACTTATTAATAAATCATTACATTCTTTAAAAGAAATGCTACACCATGTAGCATGTTGTTTTCCTGCTGTAACAGGATGTACATCTTTGATAATTTCATTATTAGGACCTATCATTGGCAACAACTCATTATTTTCATCACCCCATATAATGAATATAGTACCAGGTCTATAATCATTAATAGCTTGTATTACTGATAATGTGAATTTATTCCAAGGTTTTTTATGTTCTCCTGTTTTAAACTCAGGAGCTGTCAAAGAAGTGTTTAATAATAATACTCCTTGTTTAGCCCATGATTGTAATGAAAAATCAAAATCTAAGCATAATGAATTAGATGTCTGTTCTACAGCTTTTCTAATCTCATATAATGCTATATTAGGATAATTATTAGCTACTTTAGTACCAAATGCTAAACCGTTAGGATTCATATCCCAAGCAGGATCTAATCCTAATATTACTACTTTCAAATCTTCCCACGGACATAATTTAAAAGCATTGAATACATCCTCACGAGAAGGATGTATTTTTTGCTTTCCATATTGTACATTTAAAAAATCTGTAAGTTTATCCATATAAGGACTTCTAAGTGTTTCCTGTAGAGCATTTACCCAACCTTCTCCTAGTTTCTCAACCCAGAATTTTTTACTTTGTGCCATATCTAATGAATTGTTATTGTTACATTTTCTAAAATAGAATGATCGCATTCACCATAAGGAGTATTTAATATTCCTTTGTCTACTAAGGATTGATGAAAATCTACTATTTCATCATATCCGTCAATACCGTAAGGATAGTCAAATACATGTATTTCATTCTTTTCGTATTCTGTAATTATTAATTTACATTTTGCCATTATTCAAATTCTTTTGATGGTTTTAAAAATTTATGCATGAATACAGATTCTAATTTATCTAACGTTAATGTTTCTTCTGATTCATCCATAATAGTCCATACTTCATTATCCCCTAAATCTGCACCTATTTTATCTTCCCAAGCTGTTTTTAAAGATTTTGACTTGTTAAATATCATAGGAATAACAGAAGATTGGCTATCGAAATAATGATTTTTTAGAATCATTTGTTTACCTTCTGGTGATATTTTAGAATACTCTCCATTAACTACTTTAGCAAAATCATCTATTCTCTCAGCAGGAATTTCAAATACCATCACAAGTACACCGTGAGCTTCATAAGAATCTACAAATGTAGGATGTGATGATAATTCATTATAAAAATTATCAAAGTGAACATCTCTATAAGAACTAATAATAATTGATACATGATTATTGTATTTTTTACATACATCATCGTATATGAATGCATTAACAAATCTGGATTTAATATCAACTCTGCTGAACGTTCTTTCATCATATACAAACTTTGATTTATTAATACCTAGTAGAGGAAATATGAAAGTAGCTGTTTTTGTAAAGTGTTTCTTTTTCTTAGTCCTCATACCTCTATAAACATTGTTTTGTTAGTATAATACTCCATAGGATAATCCCATTCGTTACTTTGTTTATGAAATGCATATCTTTCAATAGCTTGTCTTACACCTTCTAGTTGTTTACCATTAGCTACACCACCATTAGTACCTACTTGTAATGATTCATGTGTCATTGTAAATATCATAGGTTTGTTAATACATTCTTTTTCAACAACAAAAAACATAAACGGTTCAATAGCATATCCTTTTTCTACAAGTTCTTTTACAGCAGGATATTCAGTTACTGCTTTTGAATAAAATGCACCTTGAAAATCATATCTGTATTTCCAGAAATTACCAGGAAAATCAGTAATCATTCCTGACATTGTTTTAATATCAATAGGGTATACTTTCTTTTCGTTATGGTCGATAGTAATCATATCACCCTCACCTTTGAAATCAATACCTTTAAATGTAAACTCAAATATAGGTTTCTTGATAATCTCTACATTCTTAGTTTTAGTTAAGAAAGGAGAAATGTATTTATCACTTTTTAATGCAGCACAAGCAATTATAGCTTTCTGATAATCCTCTTGAGAAATTACTGTTTTATTAGAAGACTTTTGTAAAACAAGGAAATAATCACTTCCTGCTTCTATTACCTTACTATATAATGTATCAGGTTTCCAAGACTGACCATATCCTATTCTACCAGCAGCTTCTAAAATATGACTTGCGTGTTGTACTAATTCTCCTTCAGAAGAATATTCATTAAATACTATATTGACAATTTCAACAATAGCATCAGAAGGAAGTTTCATACTTTTCATTATGTAATACACATCTTCAAATTCAGTATCTTCTGTTAACATGTGATCTACAGCACTACCGAATACAAAATGATCTGGTGTTTTTTCAATAATACCATTAGCTTCATTTTCTAATTTCTGAATGAATCTTTCTTGTGTTTGTAAAAACGTCTGAGGATGTTTCAATATTTGTTTTAACAAAGACTGATTCATTTTATCTAAATTTCTATATCCCATTATATTTGTGTTATTTTATAAACTAATTTTCTTTCATGTAGATGTTTTACTTCTACAAAACTACCTCCAAATCCTTGAAAGTATTCAATGTTATCATCAGGAAGAATACCTGCATGTATTACAGCATCGTCTAATGATTTTAACCATACAGCTGCTAAATTAAATATATCCCAATTAGGCTTATATCCTTCTGCTGGAGGTTTCCAGCTTAATTTCCGTACTCCTGTTTTCTTATCCATTAATGATTTAACATTACCGTAATTCAAAGGAGCATGTATAATCACTTCTGTTTTAACAGGACCTTCAATTTTTAATCCTTTAGGTATATGTTTTTCAATATATGTATGCATTGCTCCTACAAACGCATTTCTCATTGTAAAATGAGGAGATGCATGAATTGCATTATACCCTATCTTTTTCCATTTGTTTTTGGATAATGGTACATGTGTGATAAATTCAGGAAACTCAATTATTATTTCTTTCTTATTCATTAATTAATTGTTTTCCTATTTGATGCATAGACTCTTTATTTATTCTATGACATCCTATTGTTAATACTCCATTTAAGTTAGTGACTTTGTAATTTTCAATTTTATGACCTACTATATTAATACCTTTAGTAATAGCTTGATATAATTCTTTAGCTGATTCTACAGATACTTTTACTCCTTGTGTTGTTTCTACTTTAGTACCATCTTCAGATATTCTTAAATAATCTTCACTACCTATTCTAACAGAAGAAATATCATAATTCATAAATTTAACTAATGCTTTTTCCAATCTGATCTTCTCAGCTTTTTTAGCTTTTTGTTGAGCTATCTTAATATTATCTTTCCAAGCATCTAGGTTCTTAGTTATATCAGTGTATATCTTTTTAATTGCTTTGTAATCATCATGTTTTTTAAGTTCTTTCTTTTTCGAATATTCTATCCAGTCATTTAATTTTTCAAATCGGTAAATAATTGAATCTATGTATAACTCAGGTTTTCTAGCATTAGCTAATTTTTGAGCTAATGCTTCCATTTTATTTTTTACAAGATCCACTTTGATTTCAGTATAGAAAAATTGTTTGTACTGACTTGTAGCATACTTTAACATGTGAATATGTTTATTTGTAGTAGATGACCACCCTGTATCATTAATAACAATAGTTTCATCATTGATAAAGTGACCTAATAAATAATGACTACCATAACTGTATATTTTATCTCCTTCAAAAAATACATTACTACATCTTGCTTCTTCTTGTGTTCTTTGTGCAAATAAGTGAATTACATCACTAGCACTACCAAATACTTTTTTCATAATTACTTAATTAAATTTCTACAAAATTACCTTGTCTATTTTCAAGTCGTATAGTATATTTACCTTCTGATATACATGCTTTATATAATAACATATCTTTTATATATGCTTTAGTTTTAGTACCTTCATCAAAAATATGACTTACTATACGATTTCCTGATTCATCAAATAACATTCCTTTTAGCTCATCTTTAGAAATAGTTTTGAACGTTACGTTAAGATTAGTCTTTTTAACAGTATTGCTCTTATTCATAGATGAAACCATTACCAGTTTTTTACGAGGTCTTGATACAGCTACATACAAAGATTGATTCTTACCTTGTATTGGAGAACCATTAGACTGTCCTAAAATGTTATCTTCAAATACATAAACACATTGATAGGTAGAACCTTGTGATTTGTGAGAACTTATAGCATACCCATATTGTAAATTAGCAAATTGCTTCTTTAAATCGAAATATAGCTTTTTGCAATTGTTCCATAGGTATTTTAAATTCTCATTACATAATTCTGTACCAGCATCTGTTAAAACAGGAACACTAATAATATCATCAGTATCATTGTTTCTTAATAACAATTCGTATATTTCATATTCATCCGTATGTGAATGACGAGTATGAGTATATCTGTCGTAATGGTCTAATTCGACATACTTCATACGAGGTTCTGATACAGAAAGAACAACAAAATCTTCAGAATTATGAAACAAGCATTTAGAAGTGTACATAGCTTTACCAGCTCTTGTAGTTCCTATTTTCTCAGAAACATAAAACGAATCATAAGCTGTTAGCATTTCATTTGGATAATACTTATTAGGATTATTTCCCCACAGTTTAATACGAATTTTAGTATTTAAGTTTTTAACTGATTGAGGATGATTGTGATTCTCATTATTATAAGTAATCATCTTACAGTAATCTGTATTTCCTTCTGAAACATGAAAATCTTCAACAAACATATCTAATACCGTATTTTCATCACTTTCAAATAATACAGAAGAACCACTTACATCATCATACTTAGTTACTCTATCTTCTGGTTTTAAAGCACGTAAAACAGGATTATCAGATGTCTGATTTTCATTAATGATTTCTCCTATTCTTATGATTGGAGAAGTAGCTGCCTGACGCATTTTTTCTGTAAGTAAATACTTATTTTTAATTTGAAATACAGATGATATTTTATCAGAACCGACAGGTGGCAGTTGTGCAGAATCCATGCACTGATTGTTATTTTTTCTAAGTAATGTATCAAATTACATAACAATCCTTATACTTTCATATAAGATTAGACTATATCTTGTATTGTGTAAATATTATATTTTTATGTGATTTTTTTGAACCATTAACTACTTGTGATACGTTTTTAGGAGTAAATCCATCTTTTTCAGTATCTTTTATCGAGTTATATGATTTTATAAATATATATTCTTTAGTATATGAATATATTTTCTTTTTACGTGTAACAGAAGTATAATTAAATACAATATCAGATCTATATTCTTTTTCTCTTATGAATATATGTTCTTTATGCGATTTTCTTTTTTTATTACATACTGCTACAACACTTGATGGTGAATAACCGTCTTGTCTAGTTTGTTCCGATGAAGCATATTTTTTTATAAATACTCCATCTAAATCAAAACATAAAACAGGTACAGATAATGGATTTTTTTCATTTTTATTATTATAATTCCCATTATTTTTTCCATATAATCTCACATTATAAAAATAATTTAATTCTCCACATAAACCAGCTTCTCCACCTAATGAAATATTAGTTAAATTTTCTAAACCTATTTCAGAAATCAACTTCTTTTCTATTTCACAAGCTTCTAAAGAAGTTAAATTATATTTATATAATTCTATTTTAATACCATGTTTTAAAGCAGTATTGACCCAGTGTTTAGTCCTATTATGATATGATGTACATCTATATCTTTTTCCCTTACCTACATAAAAAATTTCATCAGTTGTTAATTTTTTATGTACATATACATAAAAATTAGTAACTGTTTTATTCTTTACTTGTTTAGTAATTAACTCTGGATTTACTTTTAAAACTTCATATTTCATATTCAAATATAACAATATTATACACACAATACCCTCCCTTTTCGAATAATAAATGATAAATTTATTATTCTACTCCTTACGGATAGTCGTTGAACGTTCCTCATTTTAAAAAGGCTTCGCTGCTGATTGCCTATTAGACATCTTAATAATTTTCAAACATTCACGCTTACTTTTTGAAGTTACGTTGTAGTTTATTAAGCTTTAAGGGTTTCCAGCAATTAAAGAGGTTTATACTCGGCAATTCACTCTACCGAGAAATATAATCTTAGCGTTCTTCTTTTTCAGTTTTTTCATTTCTTTTATGATCTCATCTGAAATCATTGATGCTTCATCTACAACTACTAAATCCATTGATTTAATAGGAATTTTATCCTCATCTCTACGATTGTATTCATCTATTTTAAATTCTCCTGTTTCCTCATTTAATTTGATACTTAATGCAGATGCTACAGTCATTACTTTATCATATCCTATAGATAAACCTAATACTTTTTTAGCTTTGTGAGAAATAGCAATACCTCCTATTTTACCAGGATAGTTAGATATAGCCTTCTTTAATATTGTTGTTTTTCCTGTTCCACCAGGTCCACATAAAATGAATGCTTTTTCATCAGATTTTAAAAAAGTGAATAATAAATCCAACGCTTCTGTCTGACCTTGATTAGCATACACCCCAGGGAATAATTCATATTTATTCATTTTTTAATGTTTTATTAATTAATTGATGTATTAGTTTAGATGATTCTTCTTTACCTTTCATCCTTACTAAATCGCTAAAATCAGTTACTCTAGGTAATTCTGGTATCAGGAAATAAGGAATATTGTATAATTCTGCAAATTGCTCTGACAGTTTTTTACCAGCATTATCGTTATCAAATAAACATATTACATTTTTAAATCTTGATTTGTATTCATCCATTACTGATTCTTTCATAGTAACGGATTCTGATTGTAAACCAATAGAAGAAATACCTACTACATCATGTAAACTCATTACATCTTTCAATGCTTTTGTTATGATAAGTAAATCTCCTGTTTTGGGTAATTGTGTGTACCCTTGATGAACACTATAATTAGCATTGTTTATCCATTTAAACCTTTTATTTGTTGAATGAGGTTGGTATATCTTATAAGATAACACACCATCTTTATATTCTCTGTAAGCATAAGCTAAAGGTTCTGCTAAAACAGGATTATCGTTATAGAATATGTATTTTATAGGAATTACATTAAACTTATCTAATGTCTTTTTACTAATTCCAAAACCACTCCAAAACAATTTATCTTGTCTATTCCAATCTCTTCTATTTATTCCTATTTTAACAACTGCTTTTTCTTTTAGTCTTTCCATTTTGGCATAAGAATGCGTGTTTGTATTAGTAGTAATATCAAATTCAGATAAGCCTAAATCGTATGCTATTTTACCTAATGCTTGAGGATAATTTAGTCCAAACATTTTCATAACAAGGACTATGAAATCACCACAATCTTTAGTAGCAAAATCATAGAACATTAAAGTATTTCTTTTTTCTCTATGATAATAAATAGAAAAAGAAGGTACTCTATCATTTCTAAAAGGACTGCTAATTTTAGTAACTTCCGTAATATCCTCATTCAAATAGTATCTAAATATATCTTCTTGAGATACGTGTTTGAGTATGGATTCTTTTGTAAGTTGTTCATCGAAAGCAATAGAGTTTAAATTTATACTTTCCATGTAATAAAATAAAAGGAGGGCTGATAACCCTCCTTAATTAATAATTAGTTACGAGATATTAATCCCAGTCAGATACTAAGTCGTTTGCATCAGCTACTGAATCATTTTTAGATTCGTTATCAGCAGTAGGTCTAGTTAAATTATCTAAATCACTTACTGTTAAACGAGATTCTGCAACAGATACAGGCTCAATAAATGGAACCCATGTACGAGCTTGAATAAACTTTTTAGGATATTCTTTAGTACCATAATTAGCCATTACTCTGAACTTAGCACCTGCTGGTGTTTGTTCTTTTAATGCTTTCATACATAAGTCTAACATTTGTTTAGCGTTCTCTGCTTTAGGAAATACAAAAGTAGGAGAAATAGCAGCATGTAATAAGTGTTTTAATACTTTACCTTGCTTTTTGATTTGGTCTTCAATAGTGCTGTATGATGTAGCTTCCGTTACATAATACAATCCCATATCTGTAGAACCTCCTTCAGAATCAGTAAAATTTACTTTGTAATCTGGAGCTTTCTCATGATCCTCTTTTTTCTTTTTAGTAACAGCTAATGTTACATTATTAACTACTCCTGCAACACCTTTGTTGAAGATTACTACATTACCACCTTCTTTTTGGTCGTACTCTGAACTGTTTAAATCAATCATTGTTATTTGTTTTTAAAAATTAATAAATTATTTACTTGTTTACTTTTACCACTCTTCTTCTTCATCATTTTCAGATGATGCTTTTTCTTCTACTACAGGTTCGTCTTCAGTATTATCTATAGCAAACTTAACTCTTTCTGGAGCTGGTTCTGCTTTAACTACAGGTTCTGCTACTTTTTTGATAACGTTTGTAATTGATGCAGATGAATTATTTGTTTTCATTTCTTCATCAGATTTAAAAACATCATCAGCTGTTTCTTCAACTACTTCTTGCACATCAGCAAGAGTAGATACTAAATCAGTATCTATATTACTTTGTATCATGAAAGGTTGTCCTTCAACAGGAATTAAATGAATGTGGTGTTCCTTTGTAATATCCAACTTATTCAATTTGATAACGTGTTCGAATATTTTCTTATCTGAAAAAGTCAAACTCTTAGTTACTGTAAAAGCACCATAAGGAGCTTCTTCTCCTTCTTCTAAGTTACCTAAGTTTTTAATTACTACTTTACCTTCAGCAAATCCTAACATTACATTACAGTAATCTGTTAATCCTAATGCTTCTTTTGCAGCTTTATTGAATGTAAACTTACGAGCAGCTTTTGATGCTGTTATAGCTACTAATGATACAACAGGTGTTGTAAATCTTTCTTCTTTTACCGTTCTAGTTGTTGTCGGTAATCCCCATGTAATTTCCATATTGTTTTGTTTTATTGGTTTTTAATTAAATTCCGTAATATTCTCTAATTGCGTTATCTACAATTACTAAATCATTGTCTATGAAGTCTTCTTCAAACATATCCATAGGTGTTTTTGCAGAATTAGATCCTGAGTTTTTTGTAGAAAAAACATGCTTATTAGGTTCTCCATGAATTTTTTGAATTTCTGTATATAATACGATAGAGCTAAACGACTCTGGTACAAATTTTTCAAGAGCTTTACCTTGTACAGCTATTCTTTCAACAGACAATCCTGATTCATTATAATGAATTTCAGGATGAGCAAACATATATACAATAATATCTTCTCTCATTTTATCATTAATTAAGTTGATTAAATCGTACTGAGCAGCTGCAAATCTTGAATATTTATCAAAACCTTTTTCTTTTCTAAACTCAGGATCCATCACATAATTTGATTGTACTCTTGACCATGTATCAACTATTACAGATTTGATATTAGGGTTTTTATGAGCTGCTTTAAACATATCTACCATTTCACTTGTCTTAGACGTGTTAAAATAATTACCTTTTTCAGAATTATATTTTTCTGAAAATTTTCTAAAAGGTAATGCTTTTTGATCTGCGTTACCTATAAAAGTTTCATCAGGATTTAGATTCCTGATTGATGTAGATTTTCCCATTCCTGATTTACCTACAATAAAGACTAATTGTGCCAAAATTTTAAATTTTAAATGTTAATATTAATTTATAAATACCTATTTGTGATATTATTTTCTTTTTCGAAATCACATCTTGCTTGATATGCTTCTATTTCAGTATTAAATCTACCAAGGTTTTTATTTTTTAAACCTTTGATGTTTATCTGAGCTTTCCATTTGTTTTGATCGTTACACCATGAAACACCTATATAATCAGATGATGTATTTCGTCTACGAGAACCATGACATCCATTTTCTATAGTTGTAGTCCATTCTAAGTTTAAATAATGATTGTTGAAATTATTACCATCTATGTGATTTATTACATTCAAAGATCTAGGGTTATTAACAAAATGTATTGCTACAAGACGATGTACTTTAAAATGTTTTCTACTTTTACTACGATGAAATTCAATATCTAAATATTTATTATTTTCTTTTGGACCTATAGCACGAGGTTTTAATACTCTAACTTTATTACCTTTTAGACTTCGTACATTTCCATAATTACTAATTTGATATTCACCAATGTAATTTTCAACATCTTTCCATATTTCTTTTTCCATAAAATAAAAATCCCCACAAATCAGAAGTCGCTGTTTCCTCAATGCAGGGTTTTAATAATGTGTTTAATGTATCAGCGACAATACATTTCAAAGATACTCATTTTTCTTCAGATTTACTACGATAATACTTATTAATTTTCTGTAATTCTTCTGGTGCTTTTACTTCATATTCCGATGATTTACCTAATTGTGTATATTGTCCTATTTCACCTACAAATAAGAAACTTGCTAATAGATTTGATTCACCATCTCTGTTTTTACAAATCTTAACAAGTCTGTATCTATCTTTGAATCTAGTGATGTCAAAACCTAAACATTTATCTACCCCTAGATAAAAAGGACTAGCTATACCTATTACAGTATTTGCATCTTCTGCCATTCCTCCAGTTTCTTTTATGTCGCTCAAAATCGGCATCCAGCTATCACCATTATCTCTACGATCCATTTGTTCAGAACCTCTATTGATTTGTGATATTACAACAGGAGAAAAGTTAAACATGTTTCTGAAAAATACTAAATGCTTAGATGTTTGATCTATAGCCTCCTTCAAAGTTTTATACTTGCCTTTATTAATTAATCCTGCATGGTCTATTACAATAAGCGTAATAAGATTAGGATTATTAGGTACATAGCTCTGTACTGTTCCTTCTTCATCTGTAGTTACTTTACCTCTCGACCTAGCATATTTAACAATATCAGTATATAAAGAATCAGGATTACAAGAAGATCTAAAGAATAAATATTTATTTTGTAATTCAGCTAATTCCTGTTCGTAACTATCAATCAATGCTAATATTTCAGGTCTTATTTTATTGTTACCCCTTGATAATATTTCATTAACTGTAGTTAGAATATTATGCTCTTTCCATATCTTAGCAGATATAAATTTAGCTATTTGTAATTCAGGAGTAATTTCTAAACTGTAATAAATTATCTCTAAATCATTTACATGTTCTGGATGTTTTTGCATGTATCTAATAGCACCAAATACATAAGTGCTGTTAACTAGGGCAGTTTTTCCAATCCCTGTTCCTGCAAATACTAAATCATATCTACCTTGTTGAATATTACAAATGTAATCACTAAAAGTTCCAAAACCATCAAAAGGAATACCTGTATTTAAACCTTTAACACCTCGCTGAATACTAGATTTTAAACTATCCCATGTTTTGTTCTTTATCATAAATTATTTATTAAAATATACCCATGTTTCTCTGTTCTCATAATAGAAAGCTTTCTCAACAACTTCTTTAGATACACCACTGTTTTCTACAATACCGTCAATATCTTCGCCGTAGAAACCACTGCAACTGTCGTGGTGATTCCACTCAAGCTCATCGTCTACATTTTCAAATATACCAGCATCAAAGTCTTCTCTAGTGAGCTTCACCATTTCTGTAGCTTTTTCAATTGTAAATCTGTAAACATCACCCCAAGCCCAAGCATCAAATAGTTTTTCAGAACCTTCTAATATCTCTTTATGCTTACGTCTATCACATCCCGTGCGTTCATAGAAATCATCAGTTAAGACTAATAACACATCAGCCCAATCTCCTTGAATGTATCCCTTTGATTGATGATAAGAATGTTGTATCTTAAATATTTCACAAAGTTCTTTTAATTGAAAAACGCTTAAACTATTACAAATTCCCCATCTAATTTCATCAGCTTTTTCGTCTTTAGTAAGTTCACGCTCACAAAGATAATCATGGTCTATCTCTAAGATGTCGCATAAATCTTTTTGATGTTTTATAATTTTTCCGTTTGTTGGAAATTGTTTAACGAACTCTACTATTTTTCCATCACTACAATCAGTTGCATAATTTCTTCCAAATCTGTAAATTAGTTCAGGCTCACAATCCCAAGCTTCAAATGGATTTTCAGCTTCAACATTGTCTATTTTAATTCTAAACTTTTCCATTATTTTTTCTATTAGCTACTTCATCAAGCATTTTGTATACCATGTCAACAGCTGTTCTAGGAGCTTGTTCTAACACTACTGAATTGTTTTCAATCAATGTAATCATTGTACTAAAACACAAATGTTCTACGTTAAAAAGACTCTCAGTGATATGTTGAACAGGAGAAGTATTAATCATAGATTCTTCATAACTACGTTCAAAAACCCAACCATCTTCTGAAGGAGGTTTGTTTTCAATTTCTTCTTCCTTTTCACACACAGGTTCATCTTCTACTTTTTTCTCTGTTAGACTTTTATTGTATTCTATAATACCATCTAATACATCATTTATAGTTTCTCTATCTAAAGGACAAGGTTGCCATGCTTCATCTTCACGTTTCCAGACATACACACCATTTCTAACTTTATCTACAACACCTAATCGTACAAGCATTTTAAAGAAAGAACTGTTAATTTTATACTCTCTGGATATACTTTCAAATTTCACATACTTGTTACTTTTAATAGCTGTATATAAAGCTAATGATGCGTTGTAGTATTTTTCTACTACTGTTTTACTTCTTTTATTGCTCATCTATTTTGTTGTTAATTTGTTCTAATATAAATAATAAATCATCTGTGCAAAAACTCTTTAATGACACATCTTCAGAATCTAACCATACATCTGTTTTTGTAATATGTAAACTCATAGGATCATCAATGTCTAAAGGTTGGTGATAGCCAAAATTGTCAATAATTATTTCTTCATCTTCCAATAATAGGATAGCCTTATTAATTTCATCAATTAATCCTATCCTCATTACCATTAATATGCTGTCAAAACAGCTTTGTAAATCACTCATAGTTTAAATATTTGTTGAGTTCCATGTTTTTCCTTCTTCTCCAGCAGTATCTACTAAAGCTTCCCAGTTTTCCCAAGTAGCATTATTCAATACTGTTTCAATATTAGGTAAGAATTGCAGTTTATTGGATGCTTTTTGCAAAGCTACAAATGCTTCTGTTGCACGTATAGCTTGAGAGTGTTGGTCCTTAGTTTTAATTTTTTTAAGGTATTTTTCTTTATGTTTTTTATAAAGTAGTGCTTTTGATGAGGTAGCTCGTAATACTCTATTTCCTACTTTAATAGGATATATGTGATACCATTCATCAAAATCTACTAATTCAACATGTATATCTAATAATCTTTCAACTTCTACTTTACTAATTATAGTATTAGGAGGAGTTACTGAATTATCAGAAAGAATATACTTTGTATTAAGTAAACTATCTCGGACCTCAGATACTTGCTTTTTAGTAAGCATCTGTAGAATGTAATTAAAATCCTTATAATAAACAGCATGTAAGAACATGAACTGATAAGGATTAAGTTTATTATCTACTAATTTTTCAATACTAATATGTGTAATCATAACTCAAGATAATGTACACCATCTAATATAAATTGATTGATTTGTATTACTTCTTTAGTCAATTTATATTCTTCACAGATTGATTTACACTGATCTATTTCATATTGAGAACTAGATTCATCATGTGCAATCATTGAAGGTGTTACGAATTTTTTAATTAATTCTTTAGCTTTAAAAGATAATAAGGAAGGCATGTATTCTACTACTATTCTACTCATATAAATTTAATTTTAGATTTGTTAAATCCTTCTAATGCAGAATGCATCCATACTTCATCTTGAGTATCTTTTAAATACACAATATAAATAGTTGCTTTCTTATCATTTTCCAGATTCATTGTTCTTAATGCTTGTTGAATAAATAAAGACTCATTACTCTTTACTTGATTGAATACAGCTACTTTTAAATCAGGAATGGTTATACCCATTGATACCATAGACACTACAGATAGTTTATTTACAGTTCCTTCTATAAACTGACTTAATGTATCTTCTTTAGATTTACTATGATAACTTTTATCACCAATAGAATCAGCAACTTCTTGTAATCCTGTAAATACTAAACACCTATCAACATCTTTTATCAACTCTAATGTTTTATTGATTTTAGTACGAGATTCATAAATGATTGTTTTCCTTCTTGAAATAATAGATTTACGTAGATGAAAGTCACCTCTAGCTTCTATGTTTTTATACCTATTATTCCAATAAGTATAAGCTGCTTTTTCAGTTTGCTCGAAGGATGTTTTATCATTTCCTGCTTTAATATAAGCCTCTTCAGTGTCTAATTCGCAACCTACACAAATAATTTCATAATCTGCTATAATTCCATCAGCAATAGCTTCTTCAAAACTATAGTTGTATAAAGTATTAATTTTCAATATATTATGAAGCAATACTTCTTTTACTTCAGGAAGTGTACCAGTAAGTCCTAATATTCTACTACCTTTTAATTGATGTTTTCTTATGTGTGAGATTACTTTATCGTTGTACTCATGTATTTCATCACATACTATTAGATGATAGCTCTCGTTCAATTTTTTAATAGAATTACTCCAACATAAAGTATATGATATTTTATCAGATAATCCCCATTTCTTTATTTCCTGTTTCCAGGATGTTAAGATAGGTAATTTAGGAGCAAGTATCAATACATTTATAGGAGTCTTTATATTATTCATTGCATCAATAGCAACTTTTGTTTTTCCAACACGAGGGCTAATATGTACCAATCCGTTATATTTGTTTTCAATAATTAAATCAGTAGCTTCTTTTTGTTTAATTGCTCTAATATCCATTATTGTAAAACATTTACACGAATTAGTGACTTAGATAAACATAATACAGCATCTTCTATTCTATGATGAATTAGATACTCATTAGACGTATATCGTTTTTTAGAATCTCCTATTGGTGCACATACTGTAATTATTTCATCAGCATGACTTTCATAAGTTTTTACTTTACAAGGTACTATTACTCTATTTTTAACAGTAAGGTAATTTTTATGAACTAGGAATACTGTTTTACCAACAGGATAAATATAGACTGTTTTCATACTCTAAATTGTTTTTTAAAATCTTCAAATGACATATCTACATGATCTACTCTAAAATTAGGAACTTTAACAGGTTCTTTTACTTCTGGAAGTTCATTTATTTTTGTTAATACATGAGTTAATGCATCACGAGTATACGTATTTGAGAATTGTATTATTTCTTTTTGTATTACAGATAATACTTGTGTTTTATCAACTAATTTCATAATTAATAAGAAGCGTAACCAAAAAATACATATTCACCAGGTGCTTCTTTTGGTGATTTTTTGTAATTAATTTTAGCAACTATATTACTACCTGAAGTTTTATCTAAAACTCTTGAAATTTTTACAATCGTAGATTCTCCAGTTTTTTCACTATAAGCTCTAGCTTCTTTGACAGCGTCTGCTTTGTTATCATGTACTTTACCTTGCCATCCTGGATATTCTGTTCTAGGAATATAAACTAAATTCCATTTACGAGTTCCTTTAAATACAGAATGCTCAACAACAGATTTAACTTTGTTTGTGTTACCAACAGGTTCTTGTATGCAAATACCTTGAGCACCATCATGTTTACTTAAATCACCAGCTTCTTCATTATCAATAAATTGCTGTAATGATAGTTTAGTTCTTTTCCACTCAGATGTAATATCTGTAAATCCTGCTGATGAATTGATTTGTCCAGAATATCCTTCTTGATGTCCATATTCATCATTTGCTTGTTCTACTAACTTATTATACGCTTCTTGTATTGATTTTGCTCTTGTACTATTTTGAAAAAATTGTGCTCCCATACTTTTTAATTTTAAAAACTGCGAGATTCTCGAAAAATCTCGCAGTTTTGATTAAACATTTAATTAATCTTCTATTGCTCCATTCATAGGAGCTCTTGAAATTTCTTTATCAAGTTCTTCTTCATAAGGAAAAATATCCACAATAGGAGAAACTGATACACCTGTAATTTCAAAATCAACCATCATAGAAGATAGGTGTTCTTTAAGGTTATCATTTCCTTCTTTTACAGAACCTGCTGCAACTAAAAATGTTTGTCTTACTTTTTTAGATTTACCACCATCTTCAGCACTACCTTCAAACACAATTTTAGCATCATACCAAGTATCTGCTTCAGGATTACTGAATACATCATGTAATTCAGTACGAGTGATAGCTACTACTTGAAATTCACCTCTGATCATCTGACCTAATTCTTCATAGATTCTGTTTTCAGCATCACCAAAAGTCATAGCTGTTAATAAATAAGGTTCTGTTACCCTTTTGAAAGTACCATTCTCTAATTGCTTAGTGTACTTTACTTTTACTGTAAACCAATTGTTCATATTACTTGTTTTATTTGATTACTTAATAATGTTACATAGTCTTTATAAATTAAATTTTTATCAGAACTATCTAATCTGTATTGTTCTTTTACTATTTCCCACAAATCTGCTTCAGTAAAGTCATTAGATACATAAAGACATGATTCTCTTGTATCAGCTAATACTTTATAAGAATTAGAAATAATTGATTCTTTAACAGGATATTTTAATTCTATGTTGTAAGAATCACATATTTTAAGAACAGCTTCTGCAAAAGATAATTGTATTTCTACAGGCTCTTCAACCATTACTTTTTCAGCATACCATTCATTACTTGATGATAATTTACGTTTACCTAATTCAAATCTTCTATCTGTGTACATATCACCAAGGATTCGTGATGATAAAGCAGGTAGTTCTTTTAATACATGTAACTCATTAATTACATGTACCCATTGATCTGAATAAGTACCATAATCTACTATTCTTGATTCTACAAAATTTTCGTCATAATTAGCTATAAATTCAAGTACGTATTCTGGTTTATCAAATGATCTGATAGCATAAGAAATATCTATTTCTACATTAGTAATATTTAATAACTGTCTTCTTTCATCTAATGTACCATCACTGATTTCATATAAATACATACTTTGTTTTTCAGGATCTGAGTAAACTAACACACCATTTTTATAAATCCTATAAGATTTATCAGGTAATGTATTATGGTAAATCTTTACATTGTTATACTTATGAAAATAAAAATGATCATTGATGAAATAAGAATCCCAATTATCTAAGATGTCTGATACTTTATCATGAGAAGCATCTATTAATATCTGAGTATCTAAATTATAATCATCACTCATGTAATTAAGAACTTCTCCTCCTTCATCTATACAATTTGAAAAAAGTTCTCTAATAGCCATCCAGAAATCCCAATCAAATCCTAAGTTAACAGCAAATGCACTTGTGAAGAATTTATTTTCTCCTGTCATCCAGTTGTGTTGCTTGATTCGTATAAGGTTTTTTGACTTACCATCTTCAGATTTTAAATATTCAGAAAAAGTATATTTGAAACCACCTGTGAGTATTTCGAAATCTACATTGTTTCTAACAAGAATAGATATAGCATACTTTAATCCTGAGTCAAATTGTCCTATTTTAGAAGAATCTGTTCTCTTAGAAGAATCTCCCATAGTTGTTAAATCTAACAAGGATATGATACTATTGTTAGCAAAATTTAATATTCTTTCCATTTTAAAATAGTGTTAATTGATTATCTACTACGTTTCTAATTTCCTTATTAGCTTGTCTTATATAATAGTCGTAATCAACATGATAATCATCCTTTTCTTCATATTTATTAAATATGATAACAGGTACACCTTCATTAATTATTGATTGACGACCATCATTGAAATGCTTGATAAACTTATGTCCTTTTTTAGAAATGTAGTATCTTACATTTTTCTGTTGTTTAACAGGAATTATACCTCCCATAAGGTATTCGTATGTTACTCCATAACTTGCAGAATTGAATTTTTGACGACCACAGAAATCATAGATGTTTTTATGATTCATGATAGTTTGCTCAACAGGAACATCGTTAATGAAATACTCAGATAATGCAATACGTATTACTTTGAAACTATTATCCTTATGGTAATCCTTATCTAATTCAAAAGCACCTTTGTATTTAACTTTTCCATTAGTATAAATTCCGATATAATTATTGACATCTCGTATTACCATTTTAGAATATTCGACATATTCAAGATTAAGTCTTGTAAGTTTTTCCCACATAGCACAAATCTTATAATATTTATCTAAATCAGTTCTGCGTATTTTCATAGTAAAGCCATCTGTATTTGCTTGTAACATGATAGAATCAGGAAATGATAATACTAATTTCTCACACAACATAGATAATGTTAACTGACCAGTTAACGTAGTCTGCATTGTATAAAGAGGATCATATAAAAAAGAATGTTCATCATTGGATTTCAGTTGTGTTATCATAAGGCTCTTTATCCTTATTTCTGTATATTACTATACAGCTCAGACTATATCATCACCCTTAATTAAAAGGGGTAAGGCGCTCGTGTTACCATTACTTTCCTCAACATTACTTGTTTGGAATCGGGTATTAGTCGTTGAACCTTCAAGAATATTACTATTCAAGATTGGCTGCTGATTGCCCTCACGGACTGTGATAGGGTTTCCCAGCAATTCACCTCATTTCTTATCATCAATTACTTGATGTAAGGGCTTAATTGAAAAATATAAATTTTTATATGGTTTGCCGTAATTACATGATTTATTGATATTTACAGATTGTAGTAATTTTACAGGTTTACCCATTCGATCACCTTGAAATCTACTTTTTATAGGTAGGTTGTTTTTTGATGTTAACGACCATTCTTCAAGATCTTTAGCACAATTCCATTTACCTAAAAAATTATAATTAATATCATATACATATATTTCTGGACAAATTAGATTTCTTCTATTTTCATTATTTTGTTTTCTTGCTTTTATTGACTTTTCAGTAATTGTTTTAGTAATACCTTTTAAATATGAATAATCTATTACAGAGCCATCTTTACCTTTATTCCAAGGAGTATGACCTTTGTGAAAATTACTAACTATTTCCCCAGAAGCATAACGTTTTTTCATTGTAGCTCTACGTTTATCTATAGTTACTCTATCGGTAGATGGTACATTTGTTGCTTTTGGGTTTATATTATATCCAATTTTCATATTATGAGATTGGTAATAATCCATCCAATATTGTTCTTTACTCAAACATTCTTCTTTTTCACAAATTTCTAATATTTCAAAAGAAAAATTGTCTTCTCCGTATTTATTAAAAGACGACTGTAAGTAAGGATTTTTATGTTTGTTAATTCTTAACATTGCTTGATGATGCCACATACGTTTTAATAAAGTTACAGAAGCACTTCCGATGTATTTTTTATTATTTACTAAATTTTCAATTTTATAAACTCCTTTGAGTTTTAATTTTTCAAGATCACAATTTAATTTCATAGACTAAAGTTTTTTACAAACTTACACTTAATTCTTTATATAATTTTATTTTTTTCAATTTTTATCAACCGTACACACTATTTAAGGAAAGCTTATACCCATCTGAAAGAATCATATCTCCTGCTTTTTTAGCTATCATTCTCATTTGTAGTATTTCTTTATAAATATTACAAAACTCAATTCCTAATTGAGCAGGATATAAATTATTTTCTACACCTATACTAGGGTACATTGATCCTACGTCAGCATCTATGATTATCCATTCATCATCTGATGCATACACACCTGCTTTAATACATCCATGTATTCCTCCTGTACCAAAATCATACTTGAATCCTTTGAATACAACAGATTCGTTAATAGATCCTTTTGTTTCTTTGATTGTTTTGCTTTTTAAAGTATCTAGTAATTTATTGAACTCTGGTGTTTTGAATTTAACATAATCAAATATACAATCCTTTAAAGCTATACTATCACGCTTAGTTCTTAATTGTCTAACTTCACGAGGATCTAATCCTGTTTTATCACAATACAATTTAAGCATAAGTGATTCACCTATTTTACTATCAGGATAATTTATACAAGGTAATTTATACTTTGCCATCAAACCTTTACGTAACTCTATTTTACCTTTAGATAATTTAAAGAACTCATAAGTAGAATATACATCATTAGCATTATATGCAAGAATATCTTTCAACATACTTTCAGATATTTTCTTTGTGGTATGAGGAATATCCATATCTTGTACATTATGATAATTCATTGCAATCTGTAAAGATTTTAAGCTGGTAGAACGTGCTGCATTATTGTAATGATAGATTCTAAATAAGTCTAATTGAGGTATCTTAACATCTTTAGACTTGATTCCAAAACCTCCTCCAAATCGAGAATTATTCTGCTCACTAATTATAGACTGAGCTTTAGCATAAATATCATCAATAATGTCTTTAGCTTCCATACCACTATTCAATTGCCATTTCCAATCCTCATAATTTATCATTATAAAATGTATAATAGGGTAATCAAATGACACGTTATTGAAGCCAATTTGCCCTGTACATTTATTTAGATGATTCATTAAGTCATCTAACTGATTCAAGTTAGGATGAATGACATATTGATATAATTCTTCTGTTCTGATGTCTAAAGCAGTATATGTAAAAGTACCTGCTAAAGTTTCAATATCGAAAACAACCTTCATCTTTCGTATTCTAGCATTTCTAATAATTCATCAATAGATACATCTTCTTCTTCACTAGCTGTTTGTTCATGAGCTTCTAATTTTCTAAACCTGTCTTGTCTAAAAGCAGGTTCTTGCATAGCATCTATTAGATGTATGTAGCAAAGAGGATTTACCAACTCTTCTAATAACACACCTGTTACAATACCTTGATTGTCAACAAATGCTCTCACTGTATATTTTTCATCTTTTTTTACCCAGTTAGGAAATACTTCTGATACAAAAGATTCTTTACCAAGTTTAATAGAATCATCTATACATATAATAATTTCTCCTATTTTAAACATATTTGTATTAATATTTAATTAAATAAAAACCCCTTGAAAATCAAAGGGTTTAATGTAGTTGCGTCAATATAGTTGTTAGTACCAATTAAACAGCATACTTCCATTCAAAACCACTTGAAGACTTGTTGTTTAAGTGGTGCTTTTACAGCTCCTAACCATTCTGCTGTGTCATCATTTATCAGATCTCCCTCATCATCAATATACATTAAACAAGGTTCATCAAAACCCATAGACTTTAGTTTTAAAGCTTGTTCATAGTTTACAAAGTGCTCTTTCATACTATTTAATATTAGTGAGTGGATAACTATTTAAAATTGAATCATCATCAACACCCCATATAGGTCTAAAAGAACCTTCTGAAATTTCTTCATGGTCTATTGGTGTGACTGTTGCTTTCTCACTTGCTTCTTTCAATGCAGCTTCAACATGCATTTTAGCAAATTCAATCATGAGTGTTTCATCATCGACATCCCCAGTTAAGTGCCCTGGATGATTTGTTATAAACGCACAAGCTGTTGGTATTTTCTTCATATTATTTCTTTTTAGTTGGTACTAGACACTTCCAACCTAGAGAATTTATTTCAATATTCCAATTATATCTTTCATTTAACCAAAAGCTATCTTTCGTACTAGGTTCAGCCTTATGCTTTATAATATACACATTATCTAATAATACACCAACTTCGTCGTATACAACTCTACTTAAATCAACACTACCATCATCTTGTTTAAGATATTTAGATACAATTGGTAATTGCTCTTTAGTACATTCTCCAAACATTGCATCAACTTCTTCTTGTGTCAGCTCAATATAATATTCTAATGGATTTCTAGCACCATATCTTTCTAAGTTCATTTTCCATGCAGAACAAGCTACTGAATGTATTTCTTTTAATCCTGCTCTACTTAATCTTTGTGTTTCCATAATTTTATTTTTTTCTTTTTTAACTATTTCAGCCCATTTACCCCTGTAATAGATATCAGGTACCATACAAGGATTATTAGGAATTTCACCATATGCCATTATATTACTAATTCCATAGCTACTTGGTTTACCAGTCAATTCTATTTCACAACCTGTATGTATTGATTTAATAACTGTGCCAATAGGATAATGTTTTTCTGCATAAGCTAATCTACCCTCATTAGTGGTCATATCAAACTCTTCTTCAGGTAATTCAATGATTTCTGCGTTATAAGCATTAACCTTATTTAAAGAATAACTAAGAAACTCACCATTAATTACACCATAATAAATACAAGTATCACCTTCATCTTCACACAGTTGCCCCCAAGACCCTTTGGTGTCCACACCTTGTGAGTTCCAATATTCAATTACTTTTTTACCGTGCTCTATATTAAGCACTTTAATTACTTGATTTTTCATAGCTTTTGTATTACATTGTATAAAAATGCTGTCTTTCCAGCAGTCACCTTACAAAATACTCCACCAATGGACACCTGTTGTACCTCTAAGGCTGATAGAACTATCGACTGTTCTGTACTATAAGGGTTTCTGGAATCGAACCAGTTTCGTAAACGGATAAGGTATTAACTTTATCCGTTTATATCAATTCTAAATGGATCGCTACTCCTAGATTTTAAATATTTATGGTTTTACGCAATTTATTAGAATTGATAAGTCATTACTATAAGGATCGTTACTCCAAAGGATGTTCATCGAATAACATTTATTTTTAGTTTAACGCAATTTAATAGTAACTAGCAGTCATGACAAGATTCAAACTTGTGTGTGCACATATCATCTATGTATATGTTACAGCCTAATCACTCAGCCACATGACTATAAATAAATATGTTTGTTTATAAGTTCTTCGCATATATCTTGCGTAAACAACCTGGAATTAACTAACGTACGACTTCCAGAACTTTCTTCGTACTACATATTTAAGTTTTTGAAGCTAGGACTTGAACCTAGATGAGAGCACTTGTAACCTCTACTTCGTCATAATTTTAAATAAAAACAGGAAGCAACCTGTTCATTCAGATTGTGTTACATTTCGCTGACCTCTAGTGCGTAACACTTCTTTTTGTTGTGAGGTAACCTAATCACCCATGCCTTTGGGTCAATCTGTTTTGTACATATTTCCCTTTAGTACTTAGGTCCAGCCCTCATTTATCTGGTGCATTCAATGTATATTTCAACATAAGGGAAGAACAATAATAAATCCCTGTACTCTCAGTAAGTAATACACAATGGACTTTAACCATTTTTTGCTGATGTAAACATCTGTGTATCTAACTCCTAAACAACTACACTCTGAATGTGTATCAATAGCGGTGTCACAGACTATTTAGTTTATTCATTAGCAGGGAAATGTTTTTAAATAATTGTATAATCCATGTGACAACTACTCAAATCATCGTAAAAATTAAAACTTATAGAAGTTTTTGTATAATTAGGAAAATCATAAGTTAATGATAACAAGTCTAAATTCTTTTGACTTGTTGGAGTTACTACTATTTCATCAGAATAATTACAATTTATAGCTACTGAATACCAAGTATGATAGTCTAATTCATAGAAATGAATACCATAATCATCTTCAGAATCTTTTAATAATACATTTCTATATTCTTCAGTATTAACAGTAGATTTTATTCTGATGTCATTATACTTAACTAATTCTTCTAATGCTTTATTATAAAATTCTACAGCTAAATCTTCACTAGAAAATACATCTATTTGAGGATCACTATAACCCTCTCCATTGGTTACTTGTACTATTAAATATTTCTTCATTGTCCTAATTCTTCTAGTTTAGTTAAATAATAATCATACCATCTGTTAAAATGTTCTTGAATATGTTCTTTGTATATAAAACACTCTTGTGTTTCGTATTCATACATTTCAGAAGAATCAATAATATCTAATTCTAATTGTGTACGATCATGAGCTAATTCACAAGCTACCTCAATTTTATTAATTCTTAATGTTTCACTCATAGAATAATAGAATTACAAAAAGCTAATGATTTTTGATTCATGTCATATCCACTACCACTAATTAACGATTCAATTCTACCATTATCTCTACGAGGAACAGAAATAGAATGAGTTGTGTAAGATGTTACTCCAGAATGCAAACCCCAAAGATTATTACCCTTATCATTCATTTCTTTTTCTAAATGTTCATACAATGCTTCCATTGAGTTTAATGATCTAGTAGACTTTTCTTTTGTTAATTCAGGAGTATGTAATTTATCAAATCCTAATAAATTAAGAACTAACTTAGATGCTAAATCTCTACTAATATCAGTAGATTGGAATCTTTTATATAATTCTATTTGCCTCATAGACTCAGCTAATGCATTCTCTATAATAGAAGGAATAGTTAGTATTCTTTCTTTTAAAGATGATGAATGCATAAACTTTGTAGAAGATGCTTTATAGAACTTATAAAATTGATTTGAACAACTTAATGTTAAATCTCCAATACCTATTGATAATCCTGATGAACTATCATTAGAGTCAAGAATAGTGATGTATTTTTCAACATCATCTTTACCTACTTTCGAAAGTCCTTCTATTTTAAGTTGTAAATAAATCTTACGACCATCATTAATAGAACCTCCTTTTTGTACACTTACTTTACCATTAAAAGATTCTATTCCTTGTAACACTAATTCTACTAAATCTCTGTTTTGAGATACTGTATATCCTTCTTTAACAGTATTTATGACATTACCTGATTTACTATTAAGTAATCCGTAATAAGGACTTTTTACCATAGATACACCTGTATCGGCATACAATGGTAACTTTTCAATGGTAAAGTCCAAACCATTATTTACTAAAATTTCATCTACAGTCATTCTTTTTTATTTTACGAACCACATGATAAACACTCGTCATCATCTAATTCAGGATTATCAACTATTTCAGGATTCAATATTTTCTTCAATTCATATATTTCCTGTTGTGTTTCCATATCAGTAAATAAATCACCTGTCAATTTATTTTTCAATATTTGAATCTGTTCTCTTATTTCATTTTCTGACATATTGTACAAATAAAAACCCTGTGATAAATGAATACCACAGGGCTGATAAATAATAGGAATTATTATATATTGTTGATTTTCTCAATTCTATATGTTAATTCTTTGATTTCTTTTTCTAAGTTTTCTAATTTCTCAGAATGTTGTTTAGTAGCTTTTTCAATAGATTCTTGAATATCTTCTACTTCTTGAGTAGCTTTTTCAATTCCTGCTAAGTATTGTGCTCTATATAATTTTTGTGATTCTCTAGTAGATCCTATTACTTCAGGATTTACATTCAACCATGCATTATCAAGAGTTAATTTAGCATCTTCTAAATTATCATTTAGTCTACCAAGTAAGGCATCTTGCTCAAAATTTAATGAACCAATGTTATGTTGTCTTCTTGAGATTTCAGACTTTAATTCTTTTTCTAAACCTATGAAAAAGCTATCTACTTTACCATCATCTCCAACATTAAAAAATGCTAATACTCTACGAGTAATGTTAAATTTACTCTTTACTTCTGTGTTGTTTACTTCACTCATCTTATTTTGATTTTAAAAATTACTACTTAAATTGTTTACTTACTCTTACTGGTTTTACATCTAGTAAGATTAGATGCGAAGATACAGTTTCTTCTTTACATAAATCAGGAACTTTAAAAGATTGTTCTGGTGTCATAGGATAATCACGCATATGTTGTACATGTTGATCCACCCAAGAATAAATAGTATCTGGGTGAGTATCACGGACTTCAGTGTAGTCACTGTGTTTAAGCACCCAATCATCTTCAATATTAAAAATATAGTCATTTCTTAACAGACATTCATCTGTAATAATACCCCTTATTTCTACCCATTGTCCGAAATATTTATCCATTTCACCATTAGAACACCAATGGGTAGGTCTACCTTCTTCAGGTTCATCAATAATTTTCACCCACTGACCTACTTTTAATTCAGTAGGAATTGCAGGTTTCACATCAACATACTTATCTGCTTTAATACAAGCATCAAGATGTTCTATTTCATCTTCTGTTGAATATCTCCAGGTTCTATAGTCAGTAGTATATAAAGTGTCATTACGCTTATAATATGCTCTTTTTTTAAACCCTAAGACAGGTGAGTTTCTAAGTCTACATTCTTCATATTCATCAAATCCAAGAACTTTTGTAATAAATACATCTTCAGATGAACTGTCTGTAATAGTAATATACCTACTTATTTGAGGCTTATCTTGTTCTTTAATAGTAAATCTATCAGGATGATTATAAGGTAAGAACTTTTGTATAACTGACAAGTCATCTAATAATTTATATCTTTCTATAAATGAATTATCATTCAAACTTCCACTATAAACTTCTTGATATGTACCGATACTCCATATAACATTAGCGGTTTTTTTACTTATTGCTTTAATAAATAAACCTTTTGTCTTTTTAGCTTCGTACCATTTACCTATTTGAAATTCTTCTTTAGACTCTTCAATGATTTCAGCATACTTTTTTGATTGGCTACAATACAATTCTCTTTCTCCATTACGTGTATAAATGTACCCTTTATCATTCATGTATATACTGTTAACATCATCTTCTGTAAGTAATGCTTTAGATCCTAGTGTTGATCTGATTTTCATACCTACCTTGTATTTTTCTTTACAGATTTCCAGTGGTGTTTTTTCATTTGTTATCTTTTATGAATGTTATTTTATACAGTTGTGTCAATGTCAT